GTATTTGACAGTTTTAATCCGACTCCAAGGGTCGGTGAGTTTGGAACCGGCGATTCTTTTGCTGGCATGGAACTTGCTCCAAAACCCAGCCTTGTAGATCGAGCAGTGACTAGTATAGAAAATACAGTCAACGATGTTGGCAACAGCGGCCTTTTCCCCCGCGGCCCCGAGGCTCAAGCTGCGATAAATAAAAAAGCTCTTGCCGACGCTAAAGCTCTATATGGAAAAGGTTTTACTCCGGAGCTGGCCGAAAAAGCCGTGGCAGCCGTACAACCCGGATTTAAACAATATGTCGGTCCCGCAGCTCTTGCTGGGGTGGGCGCATATGCTCTGGGAGCTTTTGATGAAGAAGAAGGACCTTCCTTCCAAGAAACTGCGGATTCTTTGGGCTTCGGAAAGCTAGACCCGCTTCCGCCTATTTTTGATCCGGCAACCTTTAGGGAGCAGCGGAACCCGTATGCAACCACCCCAATAACTAGTGGTTACGGCCCCGTTCAGGCGGCTGAAGGCGGTCCAATTTACCCGCGTAGGAACGGCGGCATCATGCCGGATGAAGGTGTCCGTGGTAAAGACAGCGTGCGAGCGCTGTTGATGCCGGGTGAATTTGTGATGACGACAGATGCTGTTCGCGGGGCCGGAAAAGGTAATTTAGAAACCGGTATCCGTAACATGTATTCAGTCATGCGTGATTTAGAAGCGCGCGCTTCGTAAAAGGTTTGTGAACCATGGCGGAAACTACCTCAGTCCAAGTTCTTCAGGAAAGCCCTGAAATTGAACAGGCACGCATCCAACTTCTGAACGACGCGCGGGCTCAAGTGGCTCGAGGTTTAACTCCGGTTGATTTTCAAACCGCGGGGTTTAGTGACTTTCAACAACGAGCCTTGGATCAAGGCCTCAGCCAACAAAACAACTTTCAACCCTTTTTAAACCGCGCTGCGGCGGGGCTGCAATCCGGGCAACTGTCGGCTAACCGAGTTATGCCCGGCGCGCAACGCTTTCAAGATCAGGGCGCTAGTCGTTTTCAACAAGCGGCCCTTCAAATCCCAGTTCAACAGGCTTTACTTGCGCAGCGACAAGCGGCCGCTCAACAATATGGATTGAACCAAACGGGTCTTGCTCAACAGGGCCTGGGGGCGGCGGCAAGGGGCGCTCAAAACATAGCGCAAGCCAATCTAGCCAACCAAGGTGCGATTTCCGGACAGATTCCCGGACAGATTGGTGCGGCCCAAGGTGCGATGGGCGCAGCTAGTGGTCTTGGGTTGAATACTGCGGCTGCGGCTAACGCTGCACAGGCCCCTATTCTAGGACAACTTGGCCAACAGCTCGGTTCGGCTACACAAGAGGCTCGACAAGCCGCTCAAGACACCTCTGCCGGAGGAATTAGCGCCTATGAACAAGCGCTGCAAGGCAGTCAAGGTGCTGTTCGGAACGCACGAAACATAACGGCGGACGCAGCTTCTGCTCTCCAACGCGCAGGCGCTTTGGGTGAAAGCAGCGCTTTATCCGGAATTGCGCAACTTGGACAGACGACGGGTGAATTTGATCCGGGCCGCGCAGGCGCTTTTATGAATGAGTTTGAGGACAAGGCCGTACAACAAGCTTTGGCGGACGTTGCTCGTGCGGGTGATATACAGCAACAAAGTGTGGCTGCGCAAGCTGTTGGTGCGGGGGCTTTCGGCGGTTCTCGGCAAGCGGTGGCAGAACAAGAATTGGCGCGAAATGTACTTGAACAGCAGGGTCGCACCGCCGCTCAAATGCGGCAAGCTGGTTTTGAATCTGCTTCCGCTCGGGCTCAAGAAGCGTTTGAACGTCAGCAAGGTCGCGCGCAGCAGGCGGCGACGTCTACTGGTGCGCTTGGTGCACAAGGTTCTTCTTCCGTGGCGAATGCCGCTCAGTCGGCCGGTGCTTTAGGCTTAGATGCGGAAAGACTGGCTTCCGGGCAATTTTTACAAGGAGGTCAGCTTGGTCTTGGGGCTCAACAAGCTGCAAATCAGCAGCGCCTTGCCGCCGAACAATTGGCTGCGTCAAATGCACAAAGCTTGGCGCAAACGGGCCTTAGCTTTGAACAACTCCAAGCTCAGACGGGCATTAACGCCGCGCAGCTTGCGGGGCAGTTGGGGCTACAATCGGGGCAATTGGGTCTTCAAGGCTTGAGGTCACAGGCCGACATCGACAATCGGGCCGCGGCCCTCGGCATTACAAGTCAAGAACTTGCAGCACGATCCGCGCAGCAACAAGGCGCTTTAGGTCAGAATCAGGCGCAGCTCCAGCAAACGGGGGCAGGTCAGCAAGCTCAATTGGGTCTTCAGGGCGCTCAACAATTAGCGGCTATCGGCCAAGGGCTGGGTGCTCTGGGGACAGATTACGGTCGTCTCGGGTTGAACACGGCTCAAACTCAGGGCCAGCTTGCAACGCAACAAGGTGCTCTTGCCGAAGGTACGCAGACTTTGGGGCAGAAACAAACTGGGTTCTTGTTCGACTTGGGTCGTCAACAGCAACAGCAGCAACAAGCGCAGTTTGATACGTCTCGACAGAACGAAATGCAGCAGCGGTTTAACCCGATGCAGCAGCTAGGGTACTTGTCCGACATTTATTCTAAAACACCATCGTCGCAAATGTCGTTCAGTCAGAACTTAAGCCCAGGTCCGTCTGTCGGACAACAGGCGCTGGGATTTGGTATTAGTGGTTTGAGCGCAGCATCAGGCGCAGCAAGAGCGGGGCTATTTTGATGAATAGAGCAATTATGGGTCGTCAGATGTTCCGAGACGGCGGAATCGTGCCTATGCAGTATGGCGGCATGGCTCCTACCGACATGCCCCCGCAGGATATGGGGATGGCTCCGCCTCCGATGGCTCCGCCTCCGATGGCTCCGCCTCCGATGGCTCCGCAGGACATGGGCATGCCCGGCGAAGACGAACAAATGCTGATGGCGGGACTTTCCGGCGCACAGAACGTGCTTGGTGATCTGGATGCGGCTTCCAACGTCGAGGAGGCTATTAACGCCATCCGTCAGGACGCGGCTCCACTTGAAGCGCGCAGGGACGAACTTGCCGAGTTTGTGGGTCCGGAGGACGCGGCCCGCACACCAGATTCGGTTCTTCTCATGCTACAGCCCGTGATTATTATGGATCAGGCGTCTGCGGGGGGGGACCCCATGGACGCGGGCGTTGGCGGGCTTGCTGCGGGGGCCATGGATGTACCCGTCGAGGGTCCGATGGCCGAGGGCATTATGTCCACGGTAAATATGGACCCCGGACCAGAAGCTCCCATGGAGGGCCCCCCTGTAAATTTTAGCTTAGGCGGAAACGCCGAGCTAGAAAAAGCACTGCAAGAAAGAAGTGAAATTTATCGCCGGTTGTTTGGGGCGACTGAGGCGGAACTTGAAGCCGCGACTGAAGGTGCGCGGAACACGGCCGAAGCAAACATTCTGTTTGATGCGGCTGCGGCCGGTCTGAATTTAGCCGCGGGCCCCGTTCCGGGCGGCAGCGTCATGCAAAATTTGGCTGCGGCTTTCTCACCCGTTTTGGCCAATGTTCCGGGCCGATCGGCTCCGATTAACGAAATTCAAGCTGACCAGAAAAAGTATTTGCAAAGTCTTGATCTTGCGGCGTTGAGCGCGGGGGAAGCTGCACGCGCCGCGGCGCTTAAAGCGGCGGCGGAAGAAAGAAAAGCGCGCATTGAAGCGCAAAAACCGGGTAAGAGGAGTGTCGTCACCGCGTACTTACCGGGTATACCAGGGGTTTCTCATAACATAAACAAATCCAGTCCCGATGAGGTGGCTACGGCAAATGAGATCGGAATGATCTTTGGTACTACACCAACGCCTGCACAACATGCCGTGGCTTTTTCTAAAATGACTGACCGCGTAAATGCCTTGCGTGATGGGACGATGCCTCAAAACGAGCAAAACGCCATTATGCAGGAACTCCGTATCGCTCAACAAGACCAAGTAGTACGAGGGGTTGGCGTAGACGGTCGCCCCACTGAAACAGTGGTTAGGGGCCTGACACTTATACCGCCGGTAAAACAAGCCTATGATGCGGCCCTGGCGCGAATGAATAAGGTTCCCGCTCCCGCTGCCGATCCCGCTGCGGCTGCCGATCCCGATCCCGCTGCGGCTGCTGCCGCTGCCGTTGCCAGTTATGATGCGGCCCTGGCGGGAGGGAATAAGGCTCCCGTTCTCCCTGCCGCTGCCGATCCCGTTCCCGTTCCCGTTACCCCTGCCGCTGCCGTCGCCGATTATGATACGACACAAAGTGTTTTGGGTTATAAAACTTCGCTCGACGAGTTTAAGGTAACCGTTCCTCGTAACGAAAATGACGAAAAAATCGAGGGTTTAACCCCGTTACCGGCACGACAACAAGTAGGTTTGCTTAAAAACGTAGATAAGGCCTTAACTAAGAGCTTAGGAGACGACGAGACTGGTGCCTTTGCAGCGTTTGAAGAGGGTTTTGTGCCGCATGCTTTTGGAGTACCAGGTGCTATTAAAAACATCGCGTCCCGTATTGCTGACACGGCTTTTAAGGCTAGAATTGCCACCCAAACCACTAAACTTCGGGAAACCCTGTCAAAGATAAACACGGATTTTGAACGTTGGTCTTCTGGGCAACCCGGATTGCGCGATTCCGTTTGGCGCGCACAAGACTACAAAAAATTACTCCCATCGGCTGATTTTACTCGCGGTCCCGAGGACGTAAAAAACCGCACTGTCAATACACTACGTGAAATAGACCAACGGTTACGAACAGGAAAAGCGATGCTTCTATCCGGGATTGTTCGAGCTCCCGAACAAATAGCCGTTCTTGAACAATTTTTGATTGATGGTGTGGTTTTCCGCAATCAATACCAAAGCCTATTGGATCAATTAGAATATGTAAAACCCGCGGACGATCCCGAGGACCTTTTTAAGGGCCGTCGCTTGCGACAGGAAGCTCAAAAGAAATCGGATGAGAGGAAGCGGAACCGGAACGGGGGGAAGTGATTAGATATGTACGAGGCACCTAACAACGTAAACCCCCTCGAAACGGGACCTACTGCTACGGAGACGGAGACGGTGGCCGAAACGGGACCTACTCCTAATGAAACTTCTATGGAAGGGGGTGTTGAACGGCCTTTCATGCAGAGGTTGTTCGGCTTTGACCCCGATGATTACCCGAATTTTCCCACTGATTCGGAAGAACGTCTTCCCGGTCTTTTTTATGTTGAAAAAGGCGAATTAGAAAATTTGGCAGAATCGGTTGCATTTAAAAATGCTCAAAATAAACGAGAAAACTTAAGCTCAGAAACCGTTTCAAGCGGCCTTGCGCGGTTTATTCTTAGGGAAATTACAGGCGGAAACCCTCAAGACGCCACTTTAGAAACTATGCTTGACGGGACGGCTCCTTTAGCTCTCCGTGAAACCCCTGATTTTACGGACGAAGAACGACGGATAATTTTTGATTCTCCCGAAAATATTATTTTGCACTTTGTCCGAGGTCCGGGAGGCCAACCGATTGTCCGAGGAGACACACTTTCAGCGGTCTTGGAGAACGCACAACGTGGGGCCTTAACGGGAGCCGCGCAAACATACGCCTTCGTGTGGGGCATGGAAGAAACTAACCGTTTGTTGAGGAATGTTATTCCGAAAAACAGAAAAACATTACTTGCCCGGTTGTTAGCCACCGTTAGTGGGGGCATTACCGCTGCAATAGCGGCAAACACCCCCATAGAACTTACAGAAAAAGTATTGTTCGGGGAGGAAGACATTCTTCTTCCGGGAACGGAAGGTCCTGCTAATGTGACGAGAGGCGTGGCTGAAGACGTTGCTGGTGGGGTTTCGCTTGTAAACAGGATTCAAAACAACACTAACTTAGGCTACCGTAACCTCATAGAAACCAGCGAAAAAAGAGTAATTACGGGTCCGGGTTTGGGTGCGTCGGACGGTTACACCGTCGCAGACGCCACTGGAAAAGTGGTGGCGCGGTTTCCGCGCACGGTTTCCGGTAAAAACCGGGCCAAGGACTTTGTCTTAAACAATCCGGGAACGCTGGAAGTTTTCAACCCAAACGTTGTGAACCGCGCATTTAAGTCTCGAACTTATTACAAACCCGAAAGGGGTCGGCTTGTTCGCGAAACCGGTAGCATCCGTGCGTCGCGTACTATGGAAGATATTATCAACCGCATAGGAGAAGACGCGCGGAAACACCCGGTTGTGTTCCTGAGCACTGAATTGGGCGCGTCTGGCGCAGGTCAGCTTGCAAAAGAGTCGGCGCGACAAAACGACAACACCGCTCTGAACACCTTTCTTTTGGAGATGGGTGCAAACATGGGTGCCGGTTACAGCATGGACCTTCTTTTGAGGAAGGCCGTTCCGGCTCTAAAAGGTGTTTCTAAAGCAGCTTTTTCCCCCATACAGACCGCCAAAAATATTGCGGCTTCTGGGGGCGATTTTTTTTCCGGTCGCCGAGACCAACAAGAGTCCGATGTTCAAATTTTTTTACAGGCTTTTTTGGAAAAAAACGGAACGTCCACTGAAGAAGTTCTGAAATCTTTGGACAACAACGAATACGGAGTATTCAGGGAATCTTGGCTAAAAAACAACCCCGGCAAAAGCCTGCCGGAAACCACTGCTCTCGCAACAAACAACCCTGCGATTTTAAAACTCGAAGAAGCTTTGGCAAATTCTTTTTTTGGAGGCGCGTCTGTTTCCGCGGCTCAAAAAGATACGCTTGCCAAAGAAGCTTCTTCCATGATTTTGGACATGTATTTTTCTGGGGATTCTACGCTTGCGGCCGCAGCGGCTGAACACATGAAGAATACGTTTGAATTATCTTTGCAGCTAAAAACCGACCAAGCTAAAGATAACCTTCTTGATGCTTTAAAAAAAATTTCACCCAATTATCCTGAACTGATGTCGGCTACAAACAAAACCGCTTTTTTGGGTCGCAAATTAAAAAACGTGGTCGAAGAACAACAGCGAAGGGCAAAAACTATTTCTGACGCTTTATATAAGCGCATAGACCCGGACCTCCGCGTTGCGGATTTTGTGGACCTTTCCACCGGTGAAGAAACCGACGTTCCAAACGTTGTTTCTTTCTGGAAAAGTATAATAGACGCGGAAACTACACATTCTGACAGGGTCGCGTTTGGAAGAATATCGGATTTAATTGCCTATTCTAAAGAAAAAGCGAAAGATTTAAACATACCTTTTGCGGGCCCAACTCAACAAAGTTTAAATTTTGAGTATTTTTACAATGCTTTGTCTGCCAGTCCGGATTTAAAAAAATCTTTTGACAATCTTTCTGCTTCTAAAGGATGGGACGAACCCGGACAAGCCACTTTAACGTCCTTAGACGATTGGTTAAACAGAAACTATAGGCGCGGTGAAACTAAAACACCGCTCATTGAAGCAGTTCAAGCAAAAAGAAACGAAATCCAAAAAGGCGTAGTGGATAGTCGTTCTGGTCCTTCTGACGAAAACGACTTCGACGGAATTTCCGTTAGAGGTTTAGTGGGTATTCGCAGCGCAGCCTTAGAAATAGAAAACGATTTTCCCGGAACGAGGGCCGCGCAGATTGCTAACGCTTTTAGAGCCGCGGTTCAGGCGGATATAGACGCGCTTCCGCCGGGAGTCAGCGTAGATTTGGACGTAGCTCGGGCAAACTACGCAGCATATGTTGACGTTTTTAAACGTCAATTTCCGGGTGAAATTTTGGGTAGAAAAAAACGTGCGGACATAATCAACCCCGACGACATTGTCGGTTTAACTTTCGGAAACCTGAATGGAAGTGAACAATTTAGAGAAATTTCACAAATGGCCAAAATTGCCGCGGTACAACACATGGGAGCTCTTTTTTCGGGAGCACCAGAGGTTGGAAAACGGTTAAGAGAATCTTTCTTGAAGGAAGTTTCAATGTTTCCAGAGCGTGGAGACGGAGATGGAGACATTATCAATCTTCGAAAGGCGCGCAAATGGATTAATAATCGTAAAAATAAATTGGAATTAGAATCTTATTCAGGGTATAAAGTTCAGTTTTTTTCTGACCCAGAAACGGGAAAACTAACCGGGAAAATGGTTGAAAGCGGTACGCTTTTTGATTCTTTAAACGAAACAATTGAAGATGCCATTACCACAGACGGGCTTTTAGAAACAGCGCTTCGCCAAATTAAACACCAAGCTTTTCAAAAATTCGACCCTGAAAAACCCGCAACATTTAATGTTGCCGAGGTAAAAAAATGGGTTAATAATCCTGCAAATGAAGAAACTTTAGAGGCGTTGCCGGATTTAAAAGCGGACTTGGACGCCATACTTAAAGGCGAAACCGGCTTTTTAAATATATTTGTAGACACGTTAGAAAAAACCAAAAGAGAGATAGCGGATAAGAAAAAAGATTTTTCTTTTTACACGTTGCTTCCCGACAAAGACAGTGGGGGGTTTGAAAACCCTGCTGCGGCAGTTCATTCCGCTCTTTCCAAGTCAGATACGCCTTTTCAAAATCTGGGTGGTTTGTTGGACGTTGTCCGTCACGCCCCGTCTTTTTGGGTAAGCAAAATAGACAACGTAACTTACGTCAAAGAAGACGCTATGGACGGTTTTCGTAGTGCCGTTATGGATTACGCTTTGGCTAACCCAGGTCGATTGGCTAAAGATTTTGACCCCTTGGTAGTGTACAAAAACCTTTTTGCTTCCAATCAAAGAGGTAAAGAAAAACAATCCTTGGCGGATTGGTTGGTGGATAACAAGGTTTTTTCAAAAACCCACTTGGAAAATTTACAAAAGGCCTTGGGCCAAGCGGCTAAGTTACAAAACCAAGTTAAAACCGGAACTCCCGCAGAACTTGACAAAATTATGGGTCAAATGGCTCCGGGAGTTAGAGTTCTCGCCAGCGTTGCCGGTTCCTCTGTTGGCGGAAACTTGGCGCAAGCTATGGGTTCGCCTAATTCACTTATTGCTCAAGGAACTACGGCGGCAGCGGCAAGAGATTTAGCTGCGCAAGTTTTTGAAGCGGCCCCCGGCATAACAAGAGCAAACATTATCAAAAGATTTTTGGAGGACCCAACGTATGCTCAATATATTCTCCGTAAAGGTAAATCAGAAGAGGAAAACGCTCGTATCGCAGGAGGACTGGTTCGGAAGCTCATTGTAGACGGCACCATCGTACCTCCTCTTCGAAGAACGGCCGTTCAAGTTGTTCCCTCCGTCTTTGAGGAAGATGAAGCCGAGCAGTTTAGGAAAAATACTCCAGAACGGTTGGGAACACCTGCTTCGAACACCTCTTCGTCCGCTGCCCTCAATATTTTCTCTACAGCAAACGCTGCGGAAATGCCTGCCGGACCGGCCGGTCCTTACCGTCCCCCGGCTACCGCTCCGCGGCCCGCGGCTCCTGCCCCGATGACCGGCGCTGCAAACCCTGAACAACGTGCCCGGATGCAACAATTGTTTCCGGGTGATGCCATGATGACCGGGATTGGGAGTTTATGAGATGAGCATGCCAGTTCTTACTTTACAAGAATTAAATAGTTATCCCAGCGCGCGGAAGCGCGCTCAAAATTTAAATAGTTATCCCAGCAAATATGGACCTTTACCCGCAGGGGCGGCTTTTTCGGTTGGCTCGCCTATATATGATGTCTCGCGAGACAGATCGACGACAGGTCCGAGAATGGGCTCAAATAGGGGCCCAGGGAATTTTCTTAACGATTATGCTGATGCTCTTCGCAACAAGCATATCAGACCTAACGACAAAAAATTAAATGATTTTATAAGCGACATTAGGCGCGCTGAAGAACAAATATTTGGTGGCGGCGGACAGTCAAATGTATCTCCGGGTTTTTCTCAGAGCGTTGGCCAGGGCATAGGGTCTGTCTTCGGCAGTTTATTTAGCGGCGGCGGACAATCAAATATATCTCCGTTTGGGTCTAACATGCCCCTGCCCACTGTTGCTCAACAGGGCATAGGCCAGGGCATAGGGTCTGTCTTCGGCAATTTATTTAGCGGCGACGGACAATCAAATATGTCTCCGTTTGGTAGTCCTTTGCAGTCCTTTGCAGAGGGCGGCCGGGTTCCAGAACTTTCTGAACTGGAAGTCCCTGTGACGTCGGTTTCAGATGGCGACCCGTCGTTAACTTTTGAAGAAGAGGTTCTTTCCGATTACGCTCGCTTAGAAGAGCTGAGAAACAACATTAATGATGAATCATCTGCGGTAGAGATGCGGGAGTTGGAAAACTTCCATAACATTCTTCTTAGCAAATATGGAAGTTTTAGTGAGTTTGAACGTTTGTTGTCAGAGGCTTTGCCGGAATATAAGGCCGTTTTTGACGCGTCTCGTAAATTCTATTCTAACTTGTTGGAAGATGCGGGAGCCGTAAACACCTTGAACCGCGAAGCCCCCGCAGAAAACGTAGGCCCCTTGGACTTTGAAGACCCCTTGGACTTTGGAGACCCCTCAAAAGACGACGTCGCGCGGGCCACGGCCTACGGCTCCTCTGGCGGGATCGGAGCATATGCCGCTGAACCAAAAGAAGGGTCTGTTTCTCCTGTAACAATGCAGATAAGACCAGAGTCGCGGGCACAGGTACGGTCTCCACGCCCTATCCGGGCACCGGGCGGCGCGCTATTAAACAACACAGAATACTTGGCTGTGCCGGAATACATGCAAAGGCCTGATTATTTCGACTTCAACCCTTCCGCGGGGGCTGATTTTACCCAACAACTTTTGGCGCGGGCCGCCGAAGAAAAAGCGGGCGGATTTTCCAATCTTGTTTAGGTCAGCCACTTTCGGGCTTCTTCTTTAAGGACTTCGCCCGCGAGAATAATTTTATCTCGTAGAGCTTCCAAAATCTTTTCATCCACGGTTTTTGGAGATACAAGGTCCACGTATGTGACCTTGTTGGTTTGACCAATGCGGTGCGCTCTGTCTTCCGATTGAAGGCGGATTTCTAGGTCATAGCTGTTGCTATAATAAACGACGGTGTTTGCCGCGGTCAGCGTAATGCCATATCCGCCGGTTCTAGGTTGTCCGACGAAAAACCGAAGCGGGCTGATTTCGTCCTGAAACCAATTAACGATCTGCTGCCGTTCGTCCTGCGGCGTTTCTCCGTAGTATGTAGCCACCGAATCCGGTCCAAAACGGTCGCTGAGTGCATTAGATATGCTCTTGATATCATGAGTGTATGTCGCCCAAATTATAGCTTTGCCCTGCACTTCCTCGGCCAAATCCATCAAAGTAGACAAGCGGTTGTTGGGAAGTTCTTTTAAAACACCTTCGTCGGTCGTTATGTGACCGCAGCAGATTTGTTGCAGGCGCATAATTTGCGTCAGTACGTTCGACGTGGTCGCAACTTCGCCGTTGCCCAAAGCGGCCAAGGCCCATACCACCATCTGGTCGTAAGCGGACCTCTGCTCTTTGGTTAATTCAACTTCGCGCCGGACAAATACTTTTTCCGGTAGGTCCAGACAATCTTGTTTGAGCACGCGGTAGCTAAACTGGTCCAACTTTTCGGACAGTTCGTCCAGCCTGCGATATCCAACAATTTCTTGAAAACTGCGGTGCCCCACGGATCGTTGACGGACCACGGCATATCGGGCTTGGAACGCGAAATAGCTGTTATAATTTAAGGCGCGCTTGTCTAAGAACAGGCTCTGGCTAAACAAATCCATAGGGCTTTTCGTAATGGGAGACCCTGTCAGGATGCGTCGATATTTAGATAGCACCCTAAGTGACATGATGTTTTTTGTACGAGCGGCTTTTCTATTTTTTATAGTGGTGGATTCGTCTACGAGGACAAAATTCTCTGGGTTTTGGTGCAAAAACGCTTCCGCAGCTTCCACTCCACGCTTCGTGGATAACGCTTCAACGTTCATAACAAATATCTTCAACATGCTTTCTTTTGAAAGCACAAAATCCACCAACTCCGATTCATATGTTTTAGTTTTTTTCGGAACCCAACGCATGACCTGACGGTTTATTCTTTCCGGCAGGTGCGTGGGGATTTCATTGCGAACCCAATTGTCGTAAACGCCTTTTGGAGCTATGACGAGTGCGGAAGTTATTTCACCTTTTTCGTAAAGAACAGCCATATTGTCGATGGCGACTTTTGTCTTACCGGTCCCCATCTCCATGAACAGAGCAAAAAAAGTTGAGTCCCAACAAGCGCTTAACGCTTTTTCCTGATGTTTGTAGGGTTTCGTTTTAAACTCGTAACCAATCATTTCAAACAATCTCCTAAAAACAGGTTGACACGATACCGGTATAAGATAATATCAGTCTTTGTCAAGGTCGGACACGGCCTACAACAGCGAAAAGGAACTACGGATGACTGATTTAACTAGTCTAATGGAAGAGGAAAATTCGCAATCTGTCGAAAATGTCGATCAGGCGGATTTGTCCAGCGTCGCGGGGATCGCACGATCCATCCGCGAAAAAGAAGAGCTGATCTCCGACTTGGAGCAAACGCTCAAATCGGAAAAAAAGGCTTTGATGAAGCTTACCGACGAGGAGCTGCCTGCTTTATTGCAAGAGGTCGGCATCAACAAGTTTGAACTTGACGACGGTTCCACCGTTGAGGTCAAGCAAACTTATGGTGCTTCTATTTTAGTGGCGAACAGGGAGACCGCATACGCGTGGCTCCGAGACCACCACTATGATGACATCATTAAAAATCAGGTGAACGTGCGTTTCGGTCGAGGAGAAGACGAACTCGCCGCATCGTTTACGGACCTCGCCGCTCAACAGGGTTATGCACCCGAGCAGAAAACCGAAATTCATCCTCAGACTTTGCGCGCCTTTGTGAAAGAGCGCGTCGAGGCTGGTGATGAGTTTCCAATGGAATTGTTTGGCGCTTGGATAGGCCATCGCGCTGTCATTAAGAGGAGCAAATAACATGGCAAGAGCTGTGGCTAAAAACGAAGATAACGCTGTTTCCGTCGTAGACGAAAGCCTTTTTGAAGCGGATGCCGGTGCGGGCATGGAAAACATGGGACAAGATGATCTTGCCCTGCCGTTTCTAAAGGTTCTCAGCGGTAACGACCCTGTTCTGGACGAACGTGACGACGCTCGCAAGGGCGACATCTACAACACCGTCAGGGGCCATTTACAAAGGCAAGGACGGTATCTCCGTCATTCCTGCCGCGTATCAACGCCGTTTCATTCAGTGGGCACCACGGGGCTCTGGAACGGGCGCACCCAGCGCTATCTACGAGCCAGGGGACACCCGTCCGCGCACTGAGCGGTCTTCGGACGACAATAAGGATTACGTCGCCGACGGTTCTGGTGAATACATCGAGGAGACGCACCAACATTTTGTCATCGTACTAAACGAAGACGGTAGTGCTGAAACGGCGTTGATTGCTATGAAATCTACTCAGCTCAAAAAGAGCCGTAAGTGGAACAGCATGATGGCCAGCCGGACGATGAACGGTAAGAATGGACCTTTCACTCCGCCTCGTTTCAGTCACGTCTACCGCCTCAAAACCATTTTGGAGGAGAACTCCAAAGGCTCCTGGCATGGCTGGGAGATGAGCGTCGAAGGACCCGTGCAGAGCGTTGATATTTACCAGCGGGCTAAAAGCTTTGCGGCGAGCATCAGCCTGGGAGACGTTCAGGTTAAGCACTCGGACGAAAGCGCGTCGCCCGCAGCGCAAGACGACGACATTCCGTTCTGATCCTAAGTGGCGGGGCTTCGGTCCCGCCACATTTTTCTGAGGCGCACATGCAAGTCAAGCAGTTCATGGCCATATTCGATGGCCTGAAGGAAGCCTACGGCTACTTCAAAATTGAAAGCACCGGATCAAACGGGAAGGCTAAAGGCAAGGCCGGAATCCTGCGCGAACCGCGGACCACGAAGCTTTGGGAGGGCCACCTAAACGGTGACGGGGCGGGCATTGGAATTATTCCGATTAACGCCGACAACAAAAGCAAGTGGGGGTGCATTGATATCGACCAGTATCCCCTAGACCACAAAATGCTGATTGAAAAAATACGGCGGATGAAGTTGCCGCTGGTGGTTTGCCGATCAAAGTCTGGTGGCGCGCATTGTTTTTTGTTTTCTAGGGATTGGATTGCCGCGGCTGACATGCAGAAAGCCCTGCAACATATGTCCGCGGCCCTGGGCTACGGTGAAAGCGAGATTTTCCCCAAGCAAATACGTTTGCACTTGGACCGAGGGGATGTAGGGAATTTCCTGAACCTTCCTTACTTCGATCACGAGGCGGGTCTTCGGTACGGGTTTTTAGACGACGGCACGTCCGCGACGCTAGACGAGTTTTTTGAGCTGTATGAGGCTCATGTTCAAACTCCCGAGCAGATTTTAAAGCTGCAAGTCGAGACGTCTGGAAAAACAGACCATTTAAAAGACGGGCCGCCGTGCTTGCAGATTTTGTGTAACTCAAAGATTTCGGAGGGCGGTCGTAACAACGGCCTCTTTAACCTGGGGGTTTACCTGCGCAAAGCTTACCCAGATAGCTGGGAGTCCGAGATACTGCGGTTCAACATGGACTACCTTGAGCCGCCGCTGCCGCTGAACGAGGTTAACATTGTCGCGAAGCAGCTACAGCGCAAAGACTATGTCTACAAGTGCTCTGACAGTCCCATCAACGCGCATTGCAACAAAGACCTGTGCCGAACAAAAAAGTTTGGGATAGGGGCGGCGGTAGCGGGCGCTACAGTAGCCAACTTGCGTAAGTATAATTCCAACCCTCCGGTGTGGTTCATGGACGTGAACGGGGAGCCTTTGGAGCTAGATACTGACGCTTTGATGAACCAGCCGGTGTTTCAGAAAGCCTGCATGGAGCAGTTGAATTTTATGCCCATGTCGTTGGCCAAGGCCCAGTGGGAAGCACGCATTGGTGCGCTTTTGACAGAGATGCGGGACAACGAAAGCGCCATTGTAGAGGTGGCGCAGGATGCCAGCATTAGCGGGCAGTTCTACGACTATCTGGAAGAGTTCTGCCGACACCTACAGCAGGCTCAAGACAAAGAAGAAATCTTGCTGCGACGTCCGTGGACCGACGAAGAAAAGAACCAGACTTTTTTCCGGTTGAAGGATTTTGAGGCGCACCTGCGCAAAAATAAGTTCTTCGAGTACAAAAGCCATAAGATTGCGCAACGGCTGCGCGACATTAACGGCGACAGCGTCGTTCTTAAAATCAAAGGACGCTCCGTGCGTGTGTGGCAAATACCTGCCTTTGAAAACGCCGATATGGTTTTCGATACGTCCCGGCTAAAACGTCAGGCGGAGGTTCCGTTCTGATGGAGGACTTTCGAAAGAGACACCGGGAGAGGAATTGGAATATTTGGCGGATGCGCGTTCTGGAGAAAAGAACGCTGCCCAGCATTGCCCAGCGGTTTGATCTTAGTCGAGAGCGGATTCGTCAAATTGTTCTGGAAGGTAATGCGATCTTAGAAAATCGACCGGACTATTTTGGCAGGAAACAGTAATGTTTCGCATTTTTGGACCGCCCGGCACCGGAAAAACCACTACGCTTCTGAACATGGTCGATGAAGCCCTGGAGAGCGGCGTACACCCGCATAAGATTGCGTTCTTAGCCTTCACCCGCAAGGCTGCTAATGAGGCCAGGGACCGTGCCGCAGCGCGTTTTAACCTCGACCCTAAGAAAGACTTGAGTTACTTCCGAACGCTGCACTCTTTAGCCATGTCTCTGAGCAATATCCGCAGTGAGCAGGTTATGCAGGAGGAGCACTACCGAGAGCTGTCGGAAACGATAGGCGTAGAGGTTTACAGCTCCACCCAAGTAGGCGCGTTCGAGGAAGACATAACTGCCATTACGTCGAACAAAAACCCCATCCTGAACGTTATCAACCTCGCCCGCCTGCGGAAGGTGGATTTGAGAGACCAATATAACGAAAGCAATTTGTACGAGTCGTGGAACGTCGTGAATTACGTTGCTACAAGCCTGGAGGCATACAAGGGCAACATGGGCCTTTATGATTTCACAGACATGTTGGATGAATTTATACGGTCCGCGCATATGACCTGCCCGCATTTCGATCTGTGCTTCATAGACGAAGCTCAAGACCTGAGCCCGCTGCAATGGGACCTCGCGCATATTTTAGACGAGAACTCGACGCGAACTTATTGCGCAGGAGACGACGACCAAGCGATTTACCGATGGGCCGGTGCCGACGTTGACCACTTCATCAACCTCCCCGGCGGCTCAGAAACGCTTTCTCAATCGTACCGAGTGCCGCGTCGAGTTCATGCCGTCGCGCAAACCGTCGCCAGTCGCATTAACCGCCGGTTCCCGAAGAGGTACGAACCAAAACCCGAGGAGGGGCACGTCCAAACTGTGGCGGGCATTGAATATTTAGACATGAGCAGTGGCGAATGGCTCATCTTGTCTCAAGCGGGATACATGCTGCAAGACGCCGCCGCGTGGCTTAAATCCGGCGGATATTTGTTTAATTACCGCGGCTCACGGTCCATTGGCAAGAAATTATCCGATGCCGTGAACGGGTGGGAGACTTTACGCCGGGGCCATTCAATCCCTGTTGTGCTAGCGCGGCAGGTTTATGCTTTTATGTCTGCCGGGACGCGCATAAAGCGCGGATTTAAGAAGCTGACAGGCCTAGAGGACGACGACGTGGTTAGTATGTCCGCGCTGATGGAAAACCACGGCCTGTTGGCAGATCAATCCATGATTTGGTCAGAAGCTTTGGATAAAATTCCGGAGACCGACAGGGCGTATGTTACGGCTCTTTTGCGCCGCGGCGAAAAGTTCAACGCCGAACCCCGGATTTCGCTGTCCACGATCCACGGTTCAAAAGGCGGCGAAGCCGACAACGTTGTTCTCTACACTAGCCTGACTAAAGCCGCAGATGATGACATGCAGCGCAATCCGGACGACATGCACCGGGTGTTTTATGTCGGAATTACTCGAACCAAGGACACCCTTGTCCTCGTAGAACCCGAAGATGCAGCAAGGAGCTACTACATATGAACCGTGAACAAGTCCTATCGAAAGCTGAAAAGCTAATTAACGGTCAACGGGCTACAGATTATGGCGACGCTTATGAAAACCATGCTCGGATTGCAGAGGGTTGGAACGTGATTATGCGCGGAGCGTTGTCAAATTCTGGATATCTGACACCCTCACACGTCGCGCTCATGATGGACTGGCTCAAGACATGCAGGCTGTTATCCACGCTGGATCATGAAGATAGCTGGGTCGATAAGGCGGGGTACACGGCCCTCGGTGCTGAGTTCGCTTTGAAGGAAAAACAGGTTGACTAAATTGCAAATGGCGATGTTTCCGCCAAAAAGCGAATGGGTCCCCCCGCTGGAGCTGCCCGACATCACGTCAGCAAAAACAATTGCAATCGACGTTGAAACGTCGGACCCAAACCTGAAATCAAACGGTCCAGGGTGGCCGACCAAAGACGGGTTCATCGTAGGATACGCCCTCGCCGTGGACGGGTGGTCTGGTTATCTGCCTGTAAAGCATTTCGGTGGTGGAAATCTCGACGAGCGCATCGTGTCCCGATGGCTCAAAAAGGTGTTTGAGTGCCCGGCAGACAAGGTGATGCACAACGCCCAGTACGACCTCGGATGGATTAAGGCTACCGGGTTTGAAGTTAATGGTCGGATCATCGACACGATGGTCATCGCATCGTTACTGGACGAAAACCGCTTCAGCTACAGCCTAAACGCACTATCCTACGACCTGCTGAACAAAACCAAATCGGAAAAGGGGCTGGTAGAGGCAGCGCGCGAGTTCGGCATCGACCCAAAAGCCGAAATGTGGAAGATGCCCGCCATGTACGTCGGACCGTATGCGGAAGCCGACGCCGAGCTTACTCTTGAATTGTGGAACTACTTCACCGGACAAATCCGTAAAGAAAACTTAACAACCATCGCCGATTTGGAACTGAACCTCCTGCCATGCCTCGTAGACATGACCATGCGTGGCGTGCGCGTTGACCAGAACAAGGTCGAAATCACGCGAAACAGCCTTCTCAAACGAGAAAAAAGCGTTCTTCAGGAGATTAAACGGATCACCGGAACCACCGTTGAAATCTGGGCCGCTCAATCCCTCGCCAAAGCGTTTGATGGTATGGATATTGGATATCCCAAGACCGAAAAGGGCGCGCCAAGTTTCACCAAACAGTTTTTGCAAGAGCATGAGCATCCAATCGCGAAGCTTATTGTCGAAGCGCGGAACCTGAACAAAACGTCCGGCACGTTCATCAACACAATAATGAAGCACTGCCGGGCCGACGGCCGCATTCATAGCCACATCAACCAAATTCGTTCTGACGACGGCGGAACCGTGTCGGGGCGCATTTCAATGTCCAACCCCAACTTGCAACAAATCCCGGCCCGCGATCCAGAACTCGGACCGATGATCCGAAGTCTTTTCTTACCGGAAGAGGGCGACCAGTGGGCGGCCATTGATTTCTCGCAGCAGGAACCACGCATCTTGGTCCACTACGCGCACCTTTACGGTAAAGCCCGCGGCGTGCCGCTGCGCGGCGCAGAGGAGTTTGTGGAAGCTTACTCAACAAATCCAGACACTGATTTTCATACCATGGTCGCGGAAATGGCCAACATCTCCCGAAAGCAGGCTAAAACCATTAACTTGGGCATGATGTATGGCATGGGTGTAAACAAACTGTCGGAACAATTGGATGTATCCGTGGACGAGGCCAAGAGCCTGACTAAGCAGTATCATGATCGCGTGCCGTTCGTTAAAGGATTGATGAACGGCGTCATGAACCGTCTTAACGAAAAGGCGTCGTCCGGTTCGCTCCGGTCCATACTCGGCAGGAAGTGTCGCTTCGACCTCTGGGAGCCGGACTCGTTCGCCATGCACAAGGCCATGTCCTACAAGGACGCGGTCCTCGAACATGGGCCCACGGCGCGCTTAAAAAGGGCCTTTACATACAAAGCTCTGAACCGTTTGATCCAAGCGTCCGCAGCCGACATGACAAAAAAGGCTATGGTCGATATCTACCAGAGCGGTAGGCTACCGATGATCCAAATTCACGACGAGATAGCCATGTCTGTGGGGTCAAAAGAAGAAGCTTTCGATGTCGCGAAGATCATGGAAAACGCCGTGCCGTTAGAGGTTCCGTCGAAATGTGACGTCGAAATCGGAGATTCCTGGGGGGCCGCAGAATAACCGCAGAATAACGGGATTGCCCTTGCTTATTCGGATAAATTCTCATATGTTCTTACAAAATCTTTTTATGGAGATGAATTATGGATACCGAGCGTTGGAAAAGTGTTTTGACACCCCGTGACGTGTATGACGAATTGAAAAAAATCTCTCGCGAAGAGGGACGCACCATCAGTGGTCAACTCCGATATATGTTTGAGGTGTATAAAAACGTTACACCTAGTCAAAAAATGGACGTGAAGATAAAACATTAGTGGCAGGTATGCGATAGACCATTGACATACGCATAAACGCGCTTTATTTTCACCCTACTGCTCGTAAGGTCAGACGGTGCAGTGCCTCTCCCGTTGATGACCGCGACGCCCCCGGTTCCTCCCTGTCCGGGGGCGTCTGCTTTTTTACATTGTTATGGTTCTCGTTGATAATTCGTATATAGTCGTTGATAACTCTTATATAATCGTATATAATCGCTATCTCACAAAAAAGGGAAAGCGAAATGACTTCGATTACAAAAAAAATCTCCTGGTCCGACGCTAAATTCGTTGTGGAAGAGGCGGTCGAGAGCCAAATCGCTCTCTTACAACTTGGGGGGATGGGCACTCAAGAAGAGCGCGACGCAGACATCCAAAAAATGCGCGACGCCTGGACCCGAATATTGGTCGGATAAAAAAACAGTTGACGACCTATGCGATAACCCGCATAGTGTTGCTTCTACATAACACAACAGGAGTATAAAATGGTTTCGAACAGCTATCACAACCCAGTGCCGCGGGATGACGCGGAAATGCTTTCGATCACTCAGGTCGCTGACCAGACGGGTTTTGGCGAAAGCACAATTTATCGCAAATCTCGTGGGGCAGGTTTTCCCCGCCCTCAAAAAGTCTGGGCCGTGGCCCAGGGCGGCGCTAAACGTTTGCAGCTCCGTTGGGATGCGGAGGAAATAAACGCTTGGATGGAGCGCCAAACAAACCCAGGGCGCACTGGTCGGAGCGCGCCACGCCCTCAAAACCGCAAACCGCGTAACGAAACGGTGGTGCCCGTGCCAAAGACCGCGGCCCCCGAGCCATACAATTGGAAAAGGGAGCTAGCCATTGGGTTGCCAACAGCGCTCGTGGGCGCAGGAGCGCTAGGTGCGATCCTGGGACTGGCCTTCCCGACCCTGATACGCTGGCTGGGAGCGAACTAATGGATATCAGTGTGCACGATGTCACCGACATCACGGTCGGTCCAATTCAAGAAAGGGACAAGGTTTATTGGAGGAAAATTAAAATTAAAACCCGCAGGGGAAGGCACGAAATCGTGTGCTTTGAGGCCCCCTGGGCCAGAGCCGACAAAGGCGAAGACTTGGAAATCACTTTGGCGGAGGAGCCGGTGTAATGAAGAGAAAGTTTCATGCCGGGGACTACGTTGAATGCCCCGTTTGCAACGGCACCGGCACGGTTACCGTCGAGGACCACGTCGTTTCGTGGACCCACGGCGGTTATATTCGTGACCGTGAAATTGAGTGCTTGGAGTGCGGCGGTAGCGGCTCGATTGAGGGAGAAGAAGATGATTGAAACAGCCTTCCTGTGCTTGGCTTTGGCCGTCTACTATGAAGCCCGTGGCGAGGAACCAGCCGGGCAGCGCGCCATAGTGCATGTAGCGGAAAATCGTGTGGACCACCCCGCATTCCCAGACAATGCCTGCGCCGTAATTAAGCAAAAAAACGCTTTTTCGTTCTACTGGGACGGCAAAGACGAAAACCCCAAAGATGCAAAGGCCTGGGCGGAAGCGCAACGCGCCGTCCGCGAAGCGTGGGAAAATCCGTGGGAAAATATGGGCGCGACCCACTATCACGCGGACTATGTCTCACCGACATGGTCGCGCTCCGCAAACATGACACGCCTTGGTAAAATAGGCCGTCACATCTTTTATTTGGAGGACAGAAAACAATGAGCGCTACAAAAAAAGCGGGAGATATGGCTCAGGAAGGGTTCGCGGCCGAAGACATCGCCACGATGCTGCAAACCACCCCAGCGGTAGTCCGCACCCTCCTGCATCGAACGAAAAGCGGGGGCAAAGCACTGAACCTGCGGCTTCCGGACGACATGCTGTCGGAATTGGAAAAAAAAGGGGCGTCTTACCAACAACCGCTAACCGCCAAAAGCATCGCTCAAATCCTGTTGATACGAACCCTGCGCCAACAAAACTTGGAGGAAAACAATGAAAGTCACACTTGAAAGCTACAGCCAACGCCAAAATCATCGCGCCGGTAACACCCTGCTCGATGACATAGCTTATTTTGCGCGTGTCAGTAATCCGACCTCTCAAATCAGCGGCCTCAACAACCCCGGATTGATAAACTACCTGATCCGCAACAAGCACTGGAGCCCCTTCGAGATGGCTCACGCCTGCCTTTGTATCGAAACAAGCCGAGCAGTTTCCAGACAAATTCTTCGGCACGGAAGCTTTAAATACCAAGAGTTTAGCCAAAGGTACTCGGCCACCGAGACAAACACCGACCGGCAGGAAGCGCGGCTCCAAGACCTTAAAAACAGACAAAATAGTCTGGAGACCGACGACGAAGGCCTTATCCATTGGTGGCGTGACGTGCAAGACAGCCTCATCGCTTCTACTTTTGATGTATACGATGAAGCGCTCAAGCGCGGGCTGGCAAAAGAGGTCGCACGGGCCGTGCTGCCCGAGGGCTTAACCCAAACACGATTATACATGACCGGGTCCATCCGTTCGTGGATACACTACTGTGAGCTGCGGTCCGGGCCTGAGACGCAGAAGGAACACCGGGAGGTTGCGCGGGCCGCGGCCAAGGCCCTGACTCCGGTCTTTCCCTTGATTATGGATTTCGTGCAATGACGCTCAAAAATGACAAAAAAAATGACGAACGCTTGATCAGGATGCGATCCATTCCGACCGGAACACCGCTGCACAAAAGCTTGATCCAAGCCACCGAGGAAGTGACCGGATCAGACGATTTTATGTGCAGGTCTAAACAAAAAAGATTGGTGCACGCTCGGCAGGTTTTGATGTGCGCAACGCGGTTGTCCGGTTGTACGTTCGAGACCTGTTGCGTCTTCGCCGGTCTCTACGATCACACCACCGCCCGATTTGCCTGGAAGAAAATGAAACGAGACGAAAAATTAAAGACCGACGCCCACTCGACATACAACCGGTCAAAAGAACTTTTGTCGCAACGTGAACTCAAATTTGCGGATGGCGTCAAAGAAATGGCAGACAGCGCAAAAGACGGGATTGATCTCTTGGTAAAACCCAGACAACTGGTCGGTGCGAAAAAACCAAAAAGCTTACGTCCAAACGTGGAGGAGCTTACACGTAAGCCTTGGGAGGGGGACAGTAAAAAAGCTAAAGAGATCGCCCGGAAAAGAGACCAATATTACGGGTGACATGCCGGTGGGAGACTTTCCGACGGTGACATGCCGGTGGGAGACTTTCCGACGGTGACAAACCGGTGGGAGACTTTCCGACGGTGACAAACGTGACTTGTTTGCGTTTTCCGCAAAGAAGTCCCTTGTCGCTCACGAAAGGAGGGCGCAGCATGAATAGCTGGATCATTGTCAACGCCGAAACCGGCGAAGCCGTAATGGAGGCCGGGGCATGAGCAACGAAATCTTCACACACAAGTTCTTCGGTTGGCTTGAAGCCGAGGCCCGCAGGCATATCAACCCGGATGGTTCCGAAGGCGCTATTGTCGCGGTGACGGCACGGATTGCGGAGGGATTAACACTAAGCGCATCAATAGAGATTGGCCCCGACGCGTATATCAGCCCCCGCGCGAAGATCGGCTCTGACGCGAAGGTCGGCCCGCGCGCAAATATCGGCTCCGAGGCGAAGATCGGCCCCGGCGCGAAGATCGGCCCGCGCGCGAATATCGGCCCCGGCGCGAAGATCGGCTCCGACGCGGATATCGGCCCTTACGCGTATATCGGCGAAGACGCGAAGATCGGCCCCGGCGCGTATATCGGCGAAAACGCAAATATCGGCCTCGGCGCGGATATCGGCCTCGGCGCGGATATCGGCCCCGGCGCGAATATCGGCCCGCGCGCGAATATCGAAAAGGGCGACTGGTTTATGTCCATCGGCCCCATTGGTTCTGAGGGACGGCACACCACCATCGTTCATAAGTGTGGCGTCGGATTACGTTTTTGGACCGGCTGTTTCCAAGACAAGACCGTCGCCGAGTTCCGCGCTGCCATAGAGGAAACGCACGGCGACAACGACCATGCCGCCGCTTATTTGTGGATGCTGGATAGTGTTGATAGCCACCCCGAAGTATTGAAGCGGGAGGCCGTTACGGGTACTGGAGCAGATTTGTTGCAGGCGCAGCTCTGACTGAGCGCAAAACTGCGCATTAACAACAGCCCCGGATCGGGGATCGCGGCTCACGGGTCCAGATTAGCTAGCGCCAGCTTCTGGGGACGGGTCGCGGACCACGGTCCGGGGTTTCTTTTTTCGGCCTATATAGTGATTTATTCTCCAGAAATAAAAATAAAATATTTGGTCAAAATAGCCGTAACCGGTGTAACCGTGTAACTTTCGGCTAAAAACCCTTTATATATATAGGGTTAAGTAGACACACAAAGTCGTTTTTGAAAAAGTGCCGGAACCGGGGTTTATGTAACTTGCAGAATTGCCTCAATGGGGGGGTAAATGGTTTTTAAAAAAAAAATGATTTCAGAAATGGATTGTATATAAAGGCTGTTTATGGGTACAATCGCATACGACAGAAGGGGATACGAATGACTGCACGGTCAGACAAAATCACGTGGCGCGGTAAGAACAAGCAAAAGATTGGGCAGGGCGAGGTTGGGCGTCCGGGCGTGTCGGTAAACACTCCGCTGACCCGAAGGCAGGAATTGTTTGTAAAAGAGCTGGTCGCAAAGGATGGCCAGATCACACTGCGCGAGGCCGCCATCAACGCAGGATATACGGCAGGCTCTGCACACACCCGTGCATATGAGCTGACAAACCCGGATCATAGCCCACACGTCTGCGCAGCGATCCAAGCCTATCGCCAAGAGCTGGACGAGAAGTATGGCGTGACGTACCAGCGCCATCTGCGCGACCTGCAAAAAATCCGGGACGTGGCTTTGCAGAACGGGGCATACTCTGCGGCCGTCCAGGCCGAGTATCGACGAGGGCAGGCGCAGGGAGATATTTATGTTTCCAAATCCGAAATCCGGCATGGCAGCATCGACAGTATGTCGAAGGACGAGGTCATGAAGGCCTTAGAGGAGCTAAAACAGTCTAATGGCGAAATCACTATCGACATTACTCCCGAAAGAACGAGCGATACCGACGACGGCAGCGAACAGGGAAAGCGGGTTCTGGAGGACGATGAAAGCGGGGATGGCGACGACGAACCGGAACTTGACGGCGACCCGTCTTGAGTCTTGGGCGCTGCCGGGCGTCCCAGACGTCATGCTATGCGACGAGCAGGGTAAGTTCCATTTCGTCGAACTAAAGGCCACAGCGGGCCGCGCAGTCGATTTACGGCCCCATCAGGTCGCGTGGCTCCACCGACATGCGAAGTTAAAGGCCAGCGTTTGGGTTTTGGTGCTGAAGGTCGCGACGAAAACCAAACCGCAAGAGGTGCGTTTGTATCCGGGATCGAAAGCCTCCGACCTAAAATTAGAGGGCATGGCGGTTGAGCCGTTGTACCTGGGATCAGAAGAAATTGATTGGGATATGATTTTAGGATTGATTGCTCCCATATAATCGCGTAGAACGGCTGCGTCATAACCAAGGGAGATACGACATGACGATATGTGCGAGACCGCACCTGAACGGGAACGACGCGAAAGATTTCGCGGCGTCCAGCGCGCTAATTTCTAACGCTGCCGAAGAAATGGAGACAGCGCTGCGATATCTGGTAGGAACCCCGTTTCACGGCAGGAACTACCAAGGCAGGCACTCGCCTAATTTGAGCCGGGCGCACGATCTGGAAATTGCGCATGAAATGTTTGAGGCCGTCTCCAAAATGCGGGACCTAGCCCGCGATCTGGCCATTGCGTCTATGGAGGATCAATAATGTTTTTCCTGTTCAATTGGATTTCACGGCTGATCTATGGCGCAGAAACAATGGATCGTGCGGAGCGGATGGTGCAGCAGAGGCGAAGGCCTCGACGCCGACGATAATTTTTTAAAAAAACATGTTGACTGCCAGAACGGCCCATGCGAGAACCCGCATAGGCCGTTTGCTTTGAACGGCTGACATAGGGAGAATATCATGACTTACGTTACGAACGCATTCCAGCATGGCATTGGCAACACGCAGGTATCGAGCCAGTGGTTCAGCCGCCCGGACGATCAGAAGTTCCTGTCGCTGGACGATATGCTGGCGTTTAAGAAAGTCGATGCGGGCCGCATGACTAGCCGCATCGTGGACACTCACAAGATGAACGTCCTGGGCGACGTTAACGAAGGCAGCCCTACGGCGGGCGAAATCACTATTGAATACCGTGATGACGCTAATGGCGAGCATCAGAACGCCCCGACGAATTGGTCGTTCGGGCAGCTTGCCTCGTTGTCCGGCGCTCCTGCGGGATATTTGCGGGACCTGCCCGCACCGTTGGCCGCCGACTGCATCCAATGGGGTCTGCGTTATAACCGGAACCGCGAACTGGTTAAGGTGTACGGCAGCCAAACAGAAGGCGGCGAGCTGCGAGCTGCAACCGGACCGGATTATGGCCGCATCTTCGATTGGGAAATATTAGAACCAATCAAGCAGTTGGTTGACGATAGCGGCGGGCGCTGGAAGGTGCCCGGCATGATGACCGGCAGCCGCGACGGCATGGCCGTGTATGACCCGGACGTGCCGGTTACGTTGGAGACCACGACGTTGTTCGCCAGCGACCGCGACGTGTTTGCCTTTTTGGTAGATGATCGCAACCCGATTGAGGTCGGCACGCTTCCGAACGGTGAACCGGACCTGATGTTCCGGGGGTTCTATGCCTGGAACAGCGAGACCGGAAGCAAAACGGCAGGTATTGCGGCCATGTATCTTCGCGGCGTTTGCATGAACCGTTGCCTTTGGGGCGTCGAAAACTTCTCAGAGATTAAAATTCGGCACACCAAGTTCGCGCCGGACCGGTTCGCGCATGAGGCTGCGCCAGCGCTGCGCAGCTTTGCGCATGGCGAAACAGCCACATTCATTGAGGGCGTCCAGGCAGCCAAGGCGGCCAAAATTGCGCACGACGACGATAGCCGTTTGTCGTTTCTAACGAAGCGTGCGGGATTGTCTGCCCGTATGGCGCGAGCCGCTAACGCCCGGCACATAGAGGAAGAAGGGCGTCCGGTTGAGACCGTTTGGGATGCTGCGCAGGCTATAACCGCCATTGCGCGTGACGTTCCGCACCAAGACGACCGCATTCAGGTAGAACGCAAAGCGGGCGCGCTGCTGGATAAGGTCGCCGCATAAGCGCTGCGCAGCGCCTCACCTTACGCCCGCCCGGCCTAGTGCTTGGCGGGCGTTTTTGTTTAAGAGTTAACCAAGCCCGCCCCTGTCCCGCGGGCCGCGCTTCAAACGTACCGGGCCGCCGCTGCGCAGCGCCAGGGCGGGCCATCCCGGCTCCTGCCCGCCCCCAGTCGCCCGGCGCTATCGCATACGGCCTCACGGCCCGGCGCTGGCGGTTTATTATTCCCTTGCGGGTTATCGCATAATATTCTATAAAATTAGATAGCGCCGCAATTCAGCCGCGCCAGGGGAGTTTAAACATGCTCAAAACTGTAGCCGTTAGTCGATCAACAAAGACCGCCGGATGCGCCGTAACATACCGCGCCGGTGCCGGGAACCGTTTCGGAACCTGCCCGGCAACGTGCGCCTTAAACCCTACCGGCAAAGGCGCGGGGACCGTCGACGCTGATTATCTGGCCGCGCTTCTGGATGCCGTACCGCGTCGCGGCGTCGCGTTCACCTATTCTCATTTTCCATTTTCCGAATGGGCGGGCGAATTGCGCGACGGTCGCACTGTTATTAATTACAGCGCGGATACGTTAGCCGCTGCCGATGCTGCGCACGCGGCGGGCGTTCCGGCTGTCGCGGTTATGAGCCCGGAGGCTTGGGGCGATAGCGGTCGCAATGCCGCGACACCGGCGGGCGTTCCGGTCGTGCGCTGCCCGGCGGAACTTGCCAAGGGTTTCAGTTGTTCCGATTGCGGCAATGGCGATCCGCTATGCGCGCGCCTGGGCCGTGATTTTGTTATAGGGTTCACGGCGCACGGTCCAGGCAAGCGCGCCGCTGCCGCTGGCGCGGATGATCCCGGCGGGTGCTATGCCGATGCTGGCAACTGTCGCATCCATTGGAACGCGACAGCCCAGGCCGGGCAGGATGAAAGCGACGCCCAGGCCGTGCGCAAGTTTGCGCGCCAGTTACCGCCCGGCGCTATCTTGCGCCACCATGTGGCGGGCGATATCGGGGCCGATTGACGGCGCGCCTGTTATCCGGTTATAACATCATCAGGCGCGGGCATTCCGCCCGCGCCGTAATCAGGGAAACTAAGCAATGAAATACCAGTACACCTTAGAGGACGGCGCGCACTTCATCCTTGCCGCGCGGGATGTTTCGGACCTGCTCGACATCCTTCACGGCCGCATTAATCTGACCGGTGATAAAGTTAAGAAGTGGAAGGTTGACGAGATCAACCGGCAGCTCAACCGCGCGCTCGATCAGTTAGAGTCCGCGCTGAATGAGGACCTAACCGATATCCGGAACCGTCGCGAGGTGCGAGAGGCATCGGATCCGGTGGAATGGGAACCTGCCGACGACTAGTCGACGCGCTGCCGACGTCAAAACCCCGCCGGGCGATCCCCGGCGGGGTTTTTTTGTGCTCTCTGGTCAATCTCAGCGTAGGATTGCCCGGCAATCGACCACCAGATAGACCAGAGAGCACCTTTTTGACCACGTCCCGCATCATTTTGACGTCGGCAGCGCGTCGACGTCTGCCCTGCCGATGTTCCCCGGCCCGACATCCGGCGGCCCGATCTGCCCTGCAGATGTCGCCCCGGCCCGACATCCGGCGGCCCGACATCTCCCGGCCAGATGTCGCCCGGCCCGACATCCGGCGGCCCGACATCCGGCGGCCCGACATCTCCCGGCCAGATGTCGCCTGGCCCGACATCCGGCGGCCCGATGTCACCGGCCCGACATCCGGCGGCCCGATGTCACCGGCCCGATGTCCGGCGGCCCGATGTCACCGGCCCGATGTCCGGCGGCCCGATGTCACCGGCCCGATGTCCGGCGGCCCGATGTCGCCCCGGCCCGACATCCCCCGGCCCGACATCCCCGGCCCGACATCCCCCGGCCCGATGTCGCCCCGGGGCCCCTGGATATCGGGTCATTCCGCCATCACCACCCGGCCCGATCCGCCCGCCCCCGGCGCGCGGCCCCCGGGGCCGACCGGCGGGTGCTAGGGCCATGTTTCTCACAAATATTCCCATAAAAAATGATATGGTGTACTATTATAAGGTACTAATCGCATATAAATAACTTTGGGGGCCCCCATGAAAGCACCGCGGTCCGCGGCCTTAGATGAGAAAGAATTGAAGCTTCGTCTAAGGCTCGCGCAGCTTGAGCAGAATGAAGCTTGTCGAGATAATTTTTTAAGTTTTGTGAAGACGGTTTGGCCTGAGTTCATTGCTGGCCGTCATCATAAGATTATAGCGGAGAAGTTGGAGCGAGTAGCGAGCGGTGATTTAAAGCGTTTAATTATTAACATGGCTCCGCGGCACACGAAGAGTGAGTTTGCGTCATTTTTGTTTCCGGCGTGGATGATGGGCCTCAGTCCGCGAATGAAGATCATTCAGGCGACGCACACGACGGAGTTGGCTGTAAATTTTGGACGTAAGACGAAGAATTTGATTGAGAGTGATGAGTACAAGGAGATTTTTCCGAAGGTTAAGTTAGCGTCGGACAGCAAGGCGTCTGGTCGTTGGGACACGTCATCTGGCGGGATGTATTATGCGGTTGGTGTGGGTTCGAACTTGGCTGGACGCGGTGGTGATTTAGTAATTATTGACGATCCGCATTCAGAGCAGACGGCTATGTCGAATGCTGGTTTTGAGGATGCTTGGGAGTGGTATACTGGTGGACCTCGTCAGCGTTTACAGCCGGGTGGCAGTATAGTTTTGGTTCAGACGCGTTGGTCAGAGAAGGACATGACGGGTCAATTAGTTCGTGCGATGGCGAAGGACCCTTTAGCGGACCAGTGGGAGATTGTTGAGTTACCGGCGATATTTGAGGATGGTTCTCCGTGTTGGCCGGAGTATTGGAGTTTAGAAGATTTAACCGCGGTCCGCGCATCAATACCTCCGAGCAAGTGGAATGCTCAGTATCAGCAGAATCCGACGGGTGAGGAGAATGCGATCATTCCGCGGGAGTGGTGGAAGCGTTGGGATAAGGATCGTGTTCCGCAGTTAGAGTATGTCATACAGAGTTACGACACGGCTTTCAGTAAGCGAGAGACTTCGGATTACAGTGCTATAACGACGTGGGGTGTATTTTACCCGAATGAGGGCGGGAGTGGTCCCAATTTAATATTGTTAGACAGTAAGAAGGGCCGTTGGGATTTTCCGGATTTAAAAAAAGAGGCTTTAGATTTGTATAGGTTTTGGGAGCCGGACACGGTTATCATTGAGGCTAAGGCGAGTGGTTTGCCGTTGACGCAGGAGTTGCGGAACATGGGCATTCCGGTAGTAAATTTCACGCCTAGTAGGGGTAATGACAAGGTTTCGCGAGTACACAGTGTGAGTCCGTTGTTTGAGGCGGGAATGGTTTGGGTTCCGGACGAGACTTGGGCGGATGAGATGATTGAGGAGGTAGCGGCATTTCCCAATGGGGAGTATGATGATTTGGTTGATAGTATGACGCAGGCTTTAATGCGGTATCGTCAGGGTAACTTTATTCAGTTGCCGGTGGACGACTGGGAAGATGACGCAACATCTGTTAAGGTGCGTGCGTACTATTAAGGGTTTTTGTCTAATGGACCGATACCGATTACAAGACTCGGAAATTGACAAAGTGGTCGAAGGGGGTGGTAGCCGTGTAGATTTAGGTGCCGGTTCTCCTCGGCCCACGGACCGTGGTTTTTCTGTGGGGATTCCGGGTTTAGCCGGTTTTGGGATTGAACCAGAGATGTTTGCGGAGGGTTTTTTTGGGCGTGAGAGCCCGAGAGACGGTTTCACGGTTAGTCAAAGTGGCGGTAGCGGTAAGGTTGGCGCAACGGTTGTGGGTCCTGACGGCGATAGGTTCACGGTGGGTGTTCCGTTAAATTACCTTAGTGGCGAAGTTGAGTTTAGTGACGAATTACGGGCACGGGGTGCGCCGGAAAATATAAAATTTGGCACGCCCGGCATTGAGCGGGGGCCGCTTGAGGGTCGGTATGAGTCTCCGGGGGGTTTTAGTGCAAGCGGACGTTATGATCCCAGAACGGGTGAAGGCGGGGTTTATTTAAATAAAAAATATAGGTTTGAAGATGGCGGCGCGGTTGGCGGCATAGGTCCGTATTTGGATCAATTGGACGAGCCGAGAAGGTTCGCGAACGGCGGTCGGATCAGCATGGAGCCCGCGCGTTATTCGGGTCCTTTAACGACTTCGGCTCCGGTATTTCAGAGACAAAGGTCGTTCGGTTCGGGTATTGGCGGACTTTTCGACAGTCCAGTAAGTTACGCCGCGGACTCGGTCAGTGCAGAGGTATTGGCGGACGGTTTAACGGGTTCCGGAGATGGCGGCGGTGGCGGTTATGGGGACCCTTCAACCGATACGGGTACAGCGACTTCACCCGACATTGGGTCTTTTATGGGCTCTGCCGCGACAGCACTTGGTATGACGACGGGCCTTGGTGCTGTCTCGGCTATAGCAAATGCAGTTTCTCAAGCGACAACGGGAAAAAGCATATTCGGTAATATAGCGGACTATCTAGGTTTGGGGGATGATGCTCCAGCCGATCCCGGCATGGATACGGGCCATAGCGTGGGCATGGGTCCTAGCGGCTATGGCGGCGATGACACCGGCGCGGGGGGTGATGGTCCAGGACCAGGGGGTAACGAGGGTGCTGTCGGCGGTACAGATAACGATGCCGCTGGCGACGACACCGGAGGTGGCCCTGGCGGTGATGGCGGCGGTGGCGGCGGTGGTGGCGGCGGCGGTGGCGGCGGTGGCGGTGGCTCTGGTGGCCCGGATGGATCAGAAAATGATGGCATGGGAGCCGATGACGGCTCAGAGTATGCGGACGGCGGAGTTGTAGGTTTGTCCGCGGCCCGTGAGTTTAGAGATGCGGGCACCTTCCCGGACTTTATGGCCGCTCGTTTAGGGTCCATGGACCGTCGGGACGACGCGGTAGCCCGTAAGCTTCTGGGCCGGAACGCGTCCCCACAAGTTTTGGATCAAGCTAGTCGCATTCTTAATTCTTCGAGCGATCCGATAAGGACCTTTGCAGACGGGGGTTCTGTTCGATCTCAGCGGTTGCCCCCTCGCAGGCCGCCCCTTTTAGGTGGTGTTCAAGAAGTTTCGCCGAGCCCCGATTTAGTTCGTATGGCGGATAATGAGTTTGTTCATACGGTTGACCCTTACATTACAAACCCCATTGCACGTATGGAGCTTTTGCGTCGCACGGCCAATCCGGGAGCTTACGAGGGTGAAGAATTTTCCCCGAACAACGAGCCGACTAGTATTTCGGACTTTTTAAACGTACGTCCGGTCATAAAAGACGGAAACGACGTGCGCCAAAATTACTATTTGGGTGGGTTGCGTAACCGCGGCTTAAGCCTAGCCGAACTTCAGGCTCGGTTGGCACCCGGTGTCCGCGGAGCGAACTTTCCAACACCCAAATCGTTGACCGGGTCTGAAACCGGAATACTTCTTAATCAGACCGCTCCCCCTTTCGTAGAAAAATACCACAGAGACCCGGATACGGGACAAATATCTTCAGAAGTTAAAACCGTTTCTCAAGCGGAAACGCTGCAACACGAACTAATTCATGCTGGATTAACACACCTTAGAACGACTGCGTACGATCCCAACTCTCCTCCTTATGTAAGCGTAAAAGGTAAAGATTCGGCCTTGGGCAGGATTTTGCAACCAAATCCAGATAAGAGGCCCAGCGTTTCTAACGATCACTTGGCGTACATAAATATTTTAGACGTAGCCTCCGCAATTAAATCGGGTAGTTTAGACCCGACGGACGAAGAACAGCTAGATACTTGGGGCTTCCTAAACGGAAACAGTGTTTCCGCCATGCAGGCCGGGATTGAATTAGCTAGGGATCGCTCGTCGGAAGAAGACAAGGGCTTGAGGATACCCGAAAAGTATCAAGTAAAGGAGATCAGTTTAGAGGCGGCTAAGGAGTTAAAAAAAGCGGAAGAAGAGCTTATGGAACAGATTAAACCTGTCTTAAAAAGAGACGGTTTTTCCCAAGCTCATATTGAGGCCGCTTTTGGTCCGGAAGAAGAAACCTATTTCCTCCGGTTATTACGGTCCGCCTCGGACTTGTTTTCTATAGAGACCTTTGCAGACGGGGGTTCTGTTCGATCTCAGCGGTTGCCCCCGGACAGGCCGCCCCGTTTAGGTGGTATCTCACGCGTTCCGCGTCGAGATTTAATTCGTCTAGCGGACGACGAGTTTGCTCACACTGTGGCTCCGCACATCGAAGGTAGTCCTTTAGCTTCTGCGGAACTTATGATGCGTCAGACAAGACCGGGATTAGGCGGCTCAGGAACTGAAATCCCTTTATTGTCGGATGATCTTGACGTTCGTCCCGTAACATTACGTCGTCTTTCGGGTACCACCCTTCTCGATCAAGCATACCGAGGTCGCCTTCGCCATCTCGATTCGGGAAAGCCTCTTTATGATAGTTCAGTTTTTGAAGGGCGCTTTCCGATACCTGTACATGAAGGCTTGCAAGGTTTGATGTACGGGGGAGACAGGTTTAATCCAGAAACTGTGGACCCCAGAGTTAAAGGGGTATTGGTCAACAACATTACAGACCGATACGGAAGAACCCAGGCTGAAGCGTCTGGAGATACTTTAGAGGGTCTCAGTGACGCCGCACGAGCAAACAATGAACGCGTGGCTAGAGTGTCTCGACATGAACTGGAACATGCTTTTTTAACTCGCGCTCGCAGCAGTTTATCTGATTATATCGAAACAACGGGGACAGATTCGGCGCTAGGAACTCTTTTGACTACAAATGTGCTAGGAGAAAGAGGCCGCGGCGGAAAAAACGAACACCGGTTTTTGATAAATATATATGACGCATCAAGTCTTGTAGACGATGGTAGGATGGACCCTCGTAACCAAAAACAATTGGACCTGTACTCAAAGATGCTCGATTTAAGTAGTGGGGAAATGAAGGCTGCCGTGGCTTTGTCGGAAACCGGGAATGTCGCGGATTTGCCTGAAAAATATAAAGACCGTGAATATCAACCTCTTGTTGACCTTGTGCGTCGAGCGGAAGAAGAAGCCGCAACTCAGATAAGGTCTGCGTTAAATTCGGAGGGTTATACCAAAGCTCAAATTGATAGTGCCCTTGGAGTACAAGATTTTGAGCGCAGGCCAAAAACAAATTTTGTTGGTATGGACTCTACGGGTAATAATGATGACACGAAAAATGTTCTTCGTGCGGAACCGCATTTTGTTGGTATGGACTCTACGGGTAATGATGATGACACGAAAAACCCTGTGAGCCGGTTCCGGCGCTTTAGGGATACATTTCGGTCGATCTTAGGAGGAAGAAACTAATGGCTGAAGAGCGTAACGGCTTTCAAAGCAGCTTAATGGAAACCAGTGTTCCTTCTGAGTTGGACCCAGACGTCCTAGCGGCCGAAATCGAATTGGAGCTTCCGGGGACTTTGGAAAACGCTTCGTATGAATTAGAGGACGAAGACGAAGGCCCCGTTGAGGTTGTGGCTTTAGAAGACGGCAGCGTCGAGGTGGACTTTGATCCGTCGGACGAGCGGGGCGAATCCGATGATTTCTACGCCAACTTGGCAGAAGAAATCCCGGAGCGTGAACTAGGTCGTATTTCCAGCGAGCTTTCTGGGGATTTTGATTCTAATAAGGCGAGCAGGCAGGAATGGGAGGAAGCTTATGCGGATGGTTTGGACCTTCTGGGTTTCACTTACAACGAGCGTACGCAACCGTTTAGAGGTGCTTCGGGCGTCACTCATCCGCTTTTGGCGGAAGCTGCGACGCAATTTCAAGCTCAAGCGTTTAACGAATTGTTGCCTTCTTCGGGCCCTGTCCGAACTGTGGTCATGGGTAACGAAACTCGTGAGAAAGTTGCGCAAGCTAGGCGCGTAAAGACTTTCATGAACTATTACATCACGAGTGTGATGGAAGAATATACGCCTGATATGGATCAAATGTTGTTCTACCTGCCTTTGGCGGGTTCAACATTTAAAAAGACGTATTATGACGAAACGTTAGGTCGCGCGGTTTCCAAATTTGTCCCGTCTGAGGACCTTGTCGTTCCTTACGAGACGTCTGATTTGGATACATGTCCTAACATTACGCAGGTTGTTCGAATGTCTTTGAACGATTTGCGTAAAAACCAAGTTGCGGGTTTCTATCGTGACGTTGAAGTAAGTCCTGCACAGCAAAACACTTCAGGCGTGGGTCAAGAAATTGATAGAATTGAGGGTTTTGAGCCTAATCAAGTAGATTACGACTGCACACTTTTGGAGTGTCATGTCGATTTAGACTTGGAAGGTTACGAAGACCTTGACGAAGACGGCGAACCCACTGGAATTAAAGTTCCGTACATCGTAACGTTGTCTCAGGATAACGGCGAGGTGCTGTCTGTTCGACGGAACTACCAAGAAGATGACACTTTAAAGCGTAAAATACAGTATTTCACGCATTATAAGTTCCTTCCGGGCTTCGGCTTTTACGGACTGGGCCTAATTCACACGATTGGTGGTTTGTCAAGAACGGCAACGTCGGCGCTTCGTCAGTTAATTGATGCTGGAACCCTTTCCAACCTCCCTGCGGGCTTTAAAGCGCGTGGTTTGCGCATCCGGGACGATGACGACCCGCTTCAGCCCGGAGAGTTCCGGGACGTGGATGCTCCGGGGGGCGCGATCCGGGATAGTTTGATGCCGCTCCCGTTTAAGGGTCCGGATCAGACGTTATTCAATCTTTTAGGTTTTGTGGTTCAAGCTGGTCAGCGGTTTGCTACGATAACCGATTTAAAGGTTGGGGACGGCAACGATCAAGCTGCGGTAGGTACTACCATGGCGATGCTAGAGCAGGGCTCTAGGGTCATGAGCGCCGTTCACAAGCGCCTTCACTATGCTATGCGCCAAGAGTTTAAGATTTTGGCTCGTGTAATGTCGGAAAGTCTACCGCAAGAATATCCTTACGCCGTGGCGGGCGACGACCAATCGGTTATGGCTCAAGACTTTGATGATCGTGTAGACGTCATTCCGGTAAGCAACCCAAATGTGTTTAGTCAGGCTCAAAGAATTGTCTTAGCTCAGACAAAGATGCAATTGGCGTCACAGGCCCCGGAAATTCACAACATGCACGAAGTATACCGTGACATGTATGAGGCTTTAGGCGTATCGGACGTAGATCGTTTAATGAAAGCTATTCCGGCGGAAGTTCCCGAACCGTTGGACCCGGCTCAAGAAAACATCAACGCTTTAGATATGTTGCCATTGAAAGCTTTTGAGGGTCAGAACCACCAAGCTCACATCACCTCGCATTTAATTTTTGCGAGCAGTGCCTTGGTTGGTCAAGCACCCCCGATAGCTATGAGCCTACAGAAACATATTATGGAGCATGTGCGGATTGCAGCGAGCGAGAGGTCTGTGTCTCAGTACATGCAGCAAGTTCAACAGCGCGGTGGTCGGGTTGCAAACGAAGACGAGATGCTACAGATAGAGCAGCAAACGGCTCAATTTATTGCAGAAGGTTTGCAGCAAGTAAAAGAACTTTCTGGTCAGCTTTCCGGGGCTGGTGCTCCGGACCCTGTGGTTCAGCTTAAGGAGAAAGAGCTGGAACTTCGGGCGCAGTCCGATCAGGTGGATGCGCAAATTGACCAAGGAAAGTTACAATTAGATCAGCAGACCGCCGAAATGCGGGCACAACAGTTCCAAGAGCGGATTGCAGCGCAAGAGCGTCAAACGCAGGCCCGCATTGATGCGGCAATGGAACGAGAAATTTTGAAACAACAACCCGATGGCGGAGGTATGCCACAATGAAAAAACGCACAGTTCGAGTAAACGGGTCGGCCCCTAAAGACCCTCCTAAAGCGGTACCGTATGCCGACATTAAAGGTCAAGGCCGCATTCCTTACGGAAAGACCGCAGAGGCTCCTATGTTGGGCGATACGCGTAAGGTTATGACTGTCCGTGGTGCAGGTGCTGCCATAAAAGGCAAGAGCTACATTAGTTGTTAGCTCGCACTAGGTTTTTGGAGAAGGCCGATGGGTGAATTAGATTTACGTCTAATACTCACGCTGGCGGGTATGGGCGTTTCGGTGGTCAGCGCTGCGGTCATCGTGAAAACGAAATTGGCGGCAGTCATTGACACGCTATCCGACATCGAACACCGGCTGCGGAAATTGGATTCAACGGTTGATCGGCAGCAGGCTCATATGGAAGTGGCGAATCAGAAGCTGGGCGTTTTGTCCGGTATGCTGGCACCTGACAAAATGGAGAGCCGAGCGCGCGAGGTTGCCACCATGCAGGCGGAAATTTCTAGTCTTCATAGCTCGGTCTCGAAACTTGCTGCGATGCACAATGGCAGGCACCCTGTCATCAATGACGAGAAATAGGAGATTGAAATGCTGTCAGCACTAATCGGTCCAATTACCGGATTGTTGGACAAAGTAATTCCTGACGCCGACACTAAAGCCAAAATCGCGCATCAACTGGCTACGATGTCACAACGACATGCCCAGGAGGTAACTCTCCAGCAAATTGAGGTGCTTAAGGCAGATGCAAAGGGCAACTGGTTTCAATCGTCTTGGCGACCGTTGGCTGGCTATGTGGCGGTTCTGGGCATGGCGGTGAATTTTTTGGTCAGCCCCATTGCTGCGGGGTTTGGAGTGTCGATTCCACAGGCCGATATGTCCGTGATGATGCCACTTCTGCTAGGCATGCTCGGAATTGGGGGAATGAGGAGCTTCGACAAGGTCAAGAAAACTGACAGTAAGGTTATTAGCTAATGGTTGCCAGAGCATCAATTGGTTCTTTGGCCCGTCCGCCGAAGATCAAACACGTCACCAGCATTGGTCAAAGTTTCCGTTCTTTCCCTAAGAACAAACACAAAAGAAAAAATTGGAAAAAATATAGAGGGCAGGGTCGATGAGCAGTCACAATTGGGTACTTTCTGCGCGTTCTAGGGAACGTTTGTTGGGGGTTAAGCCGGAACTTTCGGACACGGTAAAGCGCGCTTTGGAACTAAGCCCCATTGATTTTGGTGTTACCGAGGGCAAACGGTCCATCGAGCGCCAGAAAGAGCTCGTGGCGCGAGGCTTAAGTCAGACCATGAACTCTAAGCACTTGTCGGGTAATGCTGTAGACCTCGTGGCTTATCTATCGGGACGAGTTTGTTGGGAGATGTCGGCGTACGATGAGCTTGCGGACGCCATGAAACAGGCCGCTAAGGAGACGGGGGTTGCTATTCGTTGGGGCGGTGCGTGGCAGGTTCGGGATATACGTCTGCACGAAGGTACTATGGAAGATGCTATGAACGCTTACATTGACCTGCGAAGGTCAGAAGGTCGTAGGCCCTTCCTTGATGGCCCCCATTTCGAAAACAGTTAAAGGTATTAACGAGGATATAACCCATAAAAACACATTTCCTCCTAGCAAGTCTTATAAAGTTGTGTTAAATATGGTTTAGTATACCTCAAGTAAAGGAGTTATCCCATAGATATATCTGTAACAGAATCGGTGCTTCGTATTTTAAAAGACCGGCGAGAAGGCTGCATTTCTTACATGTCGGCCGGTAATTTAAAATCTATGGAGCACTATCGTGAGCTTATGGGCAACCTAGATTGCCTTACTCATGTGGAACAGGAACTCAAGGGCCTGCTAGAAAAACAGGAGCGATACGATGACTAAAATAGATTTAACCAAAATAGCAAAAAGGCTTTCCGAACCGGAAGTCCCCAAAAAAGCCAGTTTGGCGGACGTTTATGTGGAAAGCCCTCGTCTTGACCCCGACAAAATAGGCGAAAACCTGCTGGACAGAATGCCTAATCCCACGGGGTGGCGCATTTTAATTCTTCCGTACCAAGGAACGTCTAAAACGGCGGGCGGTGTTTTCCTTCCGGGCTCTGTTCAGGAAAAAAGCCAAATATCCACGCAGGCGGGATACGTCCTAAAGCTGGGTCCTTTGGCTTACAAAGACTCAGAAAAATTCCCAGACGGGCCGTGGTGCCAAGAGAAGCAATGGGTCATGTTTGCTCGTTATGCGGGCTCTCGTTTTCAAATTGATGGTGGGGAAGTTCGCATCTTAAACGATGACGAAATTCTAGCGTCAATTCTTGATCCCGAAGACATTCATCATCTGTAAGGTATTTTTTTATGTCTCAAGACACTAACACGGTCGAATTAGACGTGGGCGACGCGGAAGAGACCGAAATCGAAATTTTCGAAAACAAAACCGAGGAAGAAAACTCTCCTCGGGTTGAGGGTTCTTCGGAAAATTTTGAACGTGCAGAAACGGCAACCCAAAAAAGGATTGACCGCCTAACCAAAAAAATGCGGGAAGCGGAACGTCGCGAACAAGAAGCTGTTCGTTACGCTCACGCCGTTCAGAGCGAAGCCACTCAGCTAAAAAGCCAAGTAGAGGCTTTGGACACAAACTATGTTTCGGAATACTCTAACCGAGTTACGTCTGAAATGGAGCGCGTGGAAGAACAACTGGCTCGGTCCATAGAGTTGGGTGATTCCGCAGCCACAGTAGAGGCTCAACGAAAGCTTACGTCTTTGGCGATTCAAGCAGATCGCGCGGCGCAGGCGAAGCTTCAACAAGAAAACTCGCGAAACCAAGCTTTTGCGGCGCAACAATATCAACAGCAACAGCAACAGCCGCAGCAACAGCCGCAAGCGGCAGCCGTAAAAAAACCTGACGCAAAAGCGGAACAGTGGGCGCTTAGGAACTCGTGGTTTGGTCAAGACGAAGCAATGACTTATGCCGCCTTCGGAATACACAAATCCCTTGTAGAAAATGAAGGGTTTGACCCGAACAGTTCAGAGTATTACACTGAATTAGATCGTCGTATCGCTGATAAATTTGGCGGCGGCGCAAAAACCTCCAGCAGGCGGCCCGCTCAAACGGTTGCTGGTGCTTCGCGAACACCAAATGGGCGCACAGGAAAGAAGGTTCGACTCACCCCGAGCCAAGTGGCAATAGCCAAAAAATTGGGTGTGCCGTTAGAAGAATACGCGAAATACGTGAAGGATTAAGAACATGGCCGAGCAAGAAGAATTTTCTGTAGGTTCGTCCGTGGACCGCACTCCTCGCGCAAAAAAAACTCGGGAGAAGAAGGCTATGCGTAAGCCTTGGGCTCCCCCGTCTATGCTCGATTCACCGCCCGCACCGGACGGTTTTAGGCATCGTTGGATTCGCGCTGAAACGCGTGGTTTTGATGATACTAAAAACGTCAGTTCTAAACTCCGGGAAGGTTGGGAACTTGTCCGTAAGGATGAGCATCCTGACTTTGAAGCCCCGGTAGTTGATTCGGGAAAATACGAAGGTGTGTTCGGCGTCGGCGGCTTGCTTCTCGCACGGATTCCGGAAGAGACCATTCATGAACGCACCGAATACTTCGGTAATCGTAACCGCGATCAAATGAATGCTGTTGACCACGACATGATGCGCGAGAACGCACATTCCTCCATGCGGATCAGCAATGCTGATCGGCAATCTCGTGTAACCTTCGGCGGCCCTAAATAACAGGTCCGCCCCTTTAGGAGAACAACCAATGGCAAATCAAAACACTGCCTACGGTCTTCGCCCTATTGGGATGGTTGGCAGCGGTGTAAATTCTACTGGCGTTACTCAGTACGAAATTGCTTCCAACAACACCAACGCAATCTTTCAATACGGTATCTGTGTGCCTCTGGCCGCGGGTGTTATTGATTTTGCTGGTGCCACTTCTGGCGGCACTACGCAAGCGCTTGGCGTCCTTATGGGTGTGGAATACGTAGATTCGGTTTCCAAGAAACCAATCTTTATCAATTACTGGCCCGGCTCTGGCTCGGTTAGTGTTGATACCAACCACCCGGTTAAGGCCTTTGTGGCCGACAACCCAGATCAGCTTTTCAAAGTTGCGTCTGATGCGTCCCTTACGGACCGTGCTACGGCTCTTGCGACGGTGTTTGCTAACGCCTCGCTCGGTACTTCGGCACGAACGGGTTCGACGGACACGGGCTCGTCTAACAGCGCGCTTAGTGTTTCTTCCGTAGCGACGACAGCAACGCTACCGCTTCGAGTTGTCGGCATCATGGACGATGCTGCAAACTCCGATTATGCGGCAGCGGGTATTCCGCTGATCGTTCGTCTAAACGCGCACTTTAACGCTGGTTCTCGGAGGTTTGATTCTCAGACCACCGCAGATTCCACCGGCATTTAAGGAGGGCTAAGAAATGGCTATTTCTCGCGCACAACTTGCGAAAGAGCTTGAGCCCGGCCTTAATGCGCTGTTTGGTCTTGAGTATGATCGTTACGAAAACGAGCACGCTGAAATCTTTGAGGAGGAGTCTTCGGACCGCGCCTTTGAAGAAGAAGTGATGCTTGGTGGTTTCTCCACGGCACCTGTTAAGAGTGAAGGCAACGCCATTACTTTTGATGATGCTCAGGAGACGTATACCGCTCGGTACACGCATGAAACCATTGCGCTGGCATTTTCGGTTACTGAGGAGGCTGTTGAAGACAACCTCTATGACCGTCTTGCTTCGCGGTACACTAAGGCTCTGGCCCGCTCTATGGCTCAGACCAAGCAGATTAAAGCGGCTGCCATCTTGAACAATGCGTTCACGGCGGGTGCTTCTGCAATTGGTGACGGCGCAGCGCTTTGCTCCACGGCACATCCAAGTCTTTCCGGCAATCAACGTAACCTTCTTTCCACGGCGGCTGACCTTAACGAGACGTCCCTGGAACAGATGCTTATTGATATTGCAGGTCTGACGGACGAACGTGGTCTGAAGATTGCTGTTCGCGGTATGAAGCTCATTATTCCAAAAGAGCTTCAGTTCATTGCGGAACGAGTTATCAACTCTAACCTCCGCTCTGGTACTGCCGACAACGACCTCAATGCCATGAAGACCATGGGTATGCTTCCTGACGGCGCGGTAGTTAATCACTTCCTCGTTGATACGGACGCATTCTTCATTAAAACCGACGCTCCAAACGGTTTCAAATACTTCAATCGCTCTCCGATTAAGACGGCGATGGAAGGTGATTTTGACACCGGCAACATGCGCTTCAAAGCGCGTGAACGCTACAGCTTCGGTGTTTCCGATTGGCGTTCTGTGTTCGGTACTCCCGGCGCAGCGTAAAACGACAGGTTTTACCTGCCGGCGAGAAGGGGCTTCCCGAAAAGGGAGGCCCCTTCTTTTTTGTTTACTTTCTTGTTAGAATGACACCTGTGGGCATTAAAAAAGCTTTGCAGACAGGTCCCTGCCCTCCTGACGTTGCACAGACTGCAAGGCAAACCCTTGTGCATGAGGTGAAGACATGGCTTCGACAACGTTTTCTGGTCCAGTCCGTTCTGAGAACGGCTTTCAGACAGTTTCTAAAAACGCAACTACCGGTACTATTACGGTCACCAGCGGCAGCAAAATGGCCGTGGAGGCCGAAGCTGGTGCGGGTATTGAAGGCACCGCGGAAACTTACATCACGCAGGTGGAGCGCTTTAAAAGCGACGTAGGCACTAACGTCAACCTCGTTAAAACCACTATTATGCTAGACCTTACCGGTCTTCAGTCCACCGCCGCCGGTGACATTATCGGCAAGAACGGCTCGGGCGTAGCCTACTTGGGTCAGGTTACGACGGCCAATTCGGGTGTTGTCTTTGGCGTTACGATGGAGTGTTTTGAAGCTCCGGCGGGCGGCGACCCAGACATTGACCTCTATTCTGCCACGGAAGCAACTGGCGTTGAGGACAGCCCGATCAGTGATCTAACGGAAACACTGATTATTAACGCAGGTGATGCTGCTGTTGGTACGCGTGTGGCGGGCGGTACTATTGCTGCCGACCAGTACCTGTATTTGGTCGCAGGGTCTACTACGGACGCTGAATATACGGCGGGCCGTCTGGTAATCACCATCTTGGGCTATGACGTAGCCTCGTAAGGAGTGAGTCATGGCAAACTCAGACGTAAAAACAAAACGTCTGACCGGAACAGGGGCGGCCTCTATTGGTCGCTCCCGTCTGCGTCAGGTGCAAGTTTTGACCGCCGCAGGAGCTGGACGCCTTACTCTTACCGACGGTAACGGCGGCGCAACTGTTTTGGACATCGACTTTTTGGCGTCCGATTCCCACTCTGTAAACATCCCTGACGAAGGTGTTTTGTTCACAACTGATTTTTATGTGAGCACTGCAACCAACATCACGGCGATGACTATTTTCTACAGCTAAGAGGTTATCATGGCCCGCGAAGTTAGTTCTATTTCACGCGTTGGAACTTCCGAACCGTTTGAGCTTCAAGTTTCTCGTGGGCAAATTGCTTACCACAAGCCGCTGTTCAAGTTCGGCAACAACGCTTCTGTTGGAAACAGCTTAGAAACGATATGGTCAGAAGGCGGTCTTTATGTTTACCCGCCCAGCGCATCGGTGATGACCGTCTCCAGTAGCTCGACTGCCGATACCAGTGCTGGGACTGGCGCAAGAACGGTGACTGTTTTTGGACTGGACGCCGACTACAATGAAATTTCTGAAACTGTCACCCTGAATGGGCAGACAGCCGTAAACACCACCAAATCATACCTGCGGGTCAATCGGATGATTGTGCGATCTGCTGGTTCTGGTGGCGCTAACGCAGGCGTGATTTATACAGGAACAGGCACTATTACCTCCGGCGTCCCAGCCAATGTTTATGCCAGCATTAACGGCGTAACCGGCTCAAATCAGAGCTTAATGGCTCTTTGGACCGTTCCTTCGGGATACACGGCGTACTTGCTCCAATATGACATATCTAACGGGACGACCTCTAACACTCCAGCGGTCTGTAAAATGATTTTAGCGGTGAGGCCGTATGGCGAAGTTTTCCAGTCAAAGGATGTTAAGTCTTTAACAACAGGGATGCACGTTGAAGAAACATTTTCCGTGCCGGTCAAGGTAGCCGAAAAGTCGGACATTGAGGTAAGAGCAATATCATCCTCCGGTTCTGTGAGTTTTGATATTTCTGCGGCTTTTGAGCTTATTTACATTGAGAACGGAGATGTTTTGGCGTAATGGCTACTACTAAAAACGTTAAAAGACTTCCTTCTGGAAGATTGAGTTATCGAGGAGAAACCTTTGCAGGATACAACAAACCAAAGCGGACTCCCGGTAAATCAAAAAAGAGCGCTGTTCTCGCCAAAATAGGTTCTGAAATTAAGTTGGTTCGTTTTGGCGACCCAAATATGTCTATCAAAAAAGATCAGCCTAAACGTCGAAGCAACTTCCGGGCTCGACATTCTTGCGATACCGCGAAAGATAAATTTTCCGCAAGGTATTGGTCTTGCAAGGCGTGGTAAAATTGTTTGGAGTAGGGAATGGCCTATTCACGCAAGTCTAAGAAATCTTCCTCAAAAAGCAAAGGAAGCAAAATATGTCCGGCAGGCAAAGCCTGGGCAGAGCGTACATTCGACACATACCCATCCGCGTATGCGAATATGGCGGCCTCAAAGTATTGTAAGGACCCCAACTACGCCAAAAAGGCGAAGGGCAAAAAAAATGGGTGAATTAAAAAAATGGCGCGACCAAGATTGGGTTAGAATAGGCACGGACGGTAAAATCAAAGGTGCCTGCGGGACGTCTAAAAACAAAAAGAACCCTGACCGGTGCTTGCCCCGCAGCAAAGCGAAGAGCCTCACTCAATCAGAGCGCGCCGCTACAGCTCGTAAAAAGAAAAAAGGAGGCGCAAGGGGGGAAAACGTTGTTTCCAACACAAAAAGCGCAAAAGTAAAAAACATGGCACGGGGTGGCGTTGTTGCGCGGGGCTGTGGAGCGATTATGAACAATCGACGCAAAGTAACCAAGGGTTCTGTGACGCAGTCATGACCCTAGCTTTTTTGACACCTTCTTTGGATACGGAACAAGCGGTTCATCAAGAATTGCTAGATTGGTCTTCTGAGGTTCTGTCAAAACCTAGTCCTCACTTTAATGACCTTCCACCGTGCCCTTACGCTCAACAAGCTTGGATATCCAACAGTGTTTCTGTCTTGTTTAAGTACGAAAACAACAAGCAATGTCTATACAGCGCAATTTCTCGGTTTGACGATTTGTTTGACCTCGCCATAATTGTAGACTTTAAATTTGACGAAGACCCAAAAATTTTCCACGATTATCTCGATCAAATAAACGACGCCATTTCTGACGGCATGTTCATCGACAAGGACATGTGGGTTATGGGTTTTCATCCACATGACGAGGAAAGCGAATTTGTGCAGGACGTAGATTTTGCACCGCGCCTAGCAACAGAATACGCGATGATTTTTGTTCAGCGCTTATCTAAGTTACAACAGGCCGCAGACAAGCTGGATAAAAAAGGTTATTATAACGTATACGACGATCAATATAACGCCCGTGAAATCTATGAAAAGCGGGACCGTTTTCACAGGAGACTAGAAAATGGCTATGAAACCTAGGCGATTTAGCAATGGCGGTTCTGTCGTTAACTTGGGGGCGGGTGGTTTCCAGAGCCCGCCTTCCGGCTCGGACACAACGGTTGGTGATCCCGATTTTGGTTCTGCCGTGGCTGCCCAGAACGAAGAGAATAAAAAGAATATGGCGAAGCCGCCTCCCCCGCGTAAACAGCCGAAGCCGAAGCCGGAGTCGGAGCCTGTGCGGAAGATGCGCGGCGGCATGGTTAAGAAGACGCCTGTGCGGAAGATGCGCGGCGGCGGCATGGTCAAGAAGATGCGCGGCGGCGGCATGGTCAAGAAGAAATAAGATGGCCACTTCGGGAAGCACAGATTTTGAGTTAGACGTCGCTGATTATGTAGAAGAGGCGTTTGAGCGTTGTGGTATTGAGGTTCGTACCGGTTACGACCTTAAAACCGCAAAGCGTTCTCTCAATCTGTTGCTTGCAGATTGGGCTAATCGAGGCTTAAATCAATGGACCATTAAACAACGTTCGTTGACGCTGGTTGTAGGCGACGGGGAATACGATCTAGGAGCAGACGTCATTGACGTATTGTCTGTGATTGTCCGTCGGGATGGAACAGATTATTCCATGGATCGTCTGAGCCGGGACGAATACCTTACTATTCCTACCAAAACCACGCAGGGCCGCCCTAATCAATTCTTCTTAGACCGTCAGCTCACGCCAAATTTAAAGATTTGGCCAACTCCGGAAAACACCTCGGATGTTGTGATTTACGATGCGCTCACTCGTATGGATGACGCGGATGTTTACACAAATACCATGGATATGCCCTTTCGTTTTTATCCGTGTTTAGCCGCAGGATTGTCGTACTACTTGTCTTTGAAACGCGCGCCAGAGCGCACTCAACTCTTAAAAGCCGTATATGAGGAGGAGTTTCAACGCGCGGCCGAAGAAGATCGCGACAGGGCCTCCTTTAATGTCGCCCCGAAATATGACTATTACGGGGGCCGATAATGGCAAAGTTTGCACTGGGTAAGAACTCTTACGCCATCTGTGATCGTTCGGGATTCCGATATCCTTACAGGGTTATGCTGAAGGAGTGGAACGGTCTTTTGGTGGGCCCGGATCAATATGAACCAAAACACCCTCAATTGGGTCCTTTTCGAAAGGTGTCTGATCCCGAGGCGCTTCGCGATGCGCGACCGGATCGTATAGAACCCATGGATGTTTACGTGGGTTTGCCTTTAATAGAGGACCCCACCCTTCGGCCCTGCCCCGGTTTTGGTCAGGTCGGCTTAGTAACGGTGAGCACGCCATGAGTTTCACATACGATCAGCTAAAACAAGCCGTTCAAGACTACACCGAAAACGACGAAACGTCTTTCGTTAACAATCTTCCGGTGTTTATCCGTCAGGCCGAAGAGCGCATTCTTAAAAATGTGCAATTGAGCTTTTTTCGCAAGAACGTGACGGGGAACATGACCTCGTCCAATAAATATTTGGCCGTTCCCAGCGATTTTTTGGCTCCTTTTTCGCTTTCGTTTGTAGATTCAAGCAGTGACCACGTCTTTTTGGATTTTAAAGACGTAGATTTTGTTCAGTCTTTTAACCCAAACTCCGCAACAACCGGAAACCCTCGGTATTATGCCGTTTTTGACGTGGACAACTTCGTTTTAGGTCCTACTCCGGACTCCGCCTACGCCGTGGAATTACACTATTTCTACAGGCCCGCCAGCTTGACAGCAGGGTCCGGTTCGGGAACTACGTGGTTAAGCGAAAATGCAGAATTAACCCTTTTGTATGGAACCTTGATTGAGGCATATATCTATATGAAAGGTGAACCGGACATTATGGCTCAATACGAAAAACGGTTTGTAGAAGCAATCCAGAGTTTGAAAATGTTTGGGGAAGCCAAAGAGGTTACCGACGAATATAGGACCGGAAAGGTAATTAGGCCCAAACAATGACGGTAGGAACTATGCAGCTAAATCCCGGTTTTCATGTTGAAGTTAAAACCACGTCTCATCGCGGTTTTGCTCCGGAAGAGATAGCCGAAATAGCGGCCGACAAAATTATTTCTATTTCTGACGAAGCTGATCCGGTCATCCGGGACCAAGCTAAAGCGTTTCGTGAGAACATAACGTCGGTTTTAGCTTTCTACATGCGTCAAGCGGTAAAAAGTGATAGAACTACCGTATACAACGCGTTGAATGACGCAGGCCATAAAGATTTGGCCGAAATGATAAGGAGAATGTGATATGGCCTTTTCGGGTAATTTCATGTGCACCAGCTTTAAGAAAGAACTTTTGGAAGCCGTACACAACTTCAAAAACTCTGGTGGCAGTACCTTCAAAATCGCTCTGTATACCAACAGCGCAAGTTTCACGGCGGCCACAACCGCTTACACCGCTTCGAACGAGGTTAGTGGAACTAACTACACGGCTGGCGGAAACACCTTGACGCGAGTGGACCCTTCAACTAGCGGCACCACCGCTCTCACTGATTTCGCGGATACGACTTGGAGTTCCGCTACCATAACGGCGCGTGGAGCCTTAATTTATAACGATTCTGCGGCTGGTGACCCCACTGTGGTTGTCCTTGATTTTGGATCAGATAAAACTTCGACTTCCGGCGACTTTACGGTTGTTTTCCCGGCCGCAGACGCAAGTAATGCCATCATCCGGATAGCCTAATGTCGGGCATTGTCGTCCCCCTCGGCGGCTGGGGCCGCTCTGGCTGGGGCGCAATGCCTTGGGGCCAAACGGACCTACCTAAAGCCACCGGCTCTGTAGGTTCTGTTTCGGTCACGGCGGACGCTATTACCGCTGTTACGGGTGTAGCTTCCACCGGCTCTGTAGGTTCTGTTTCGGTCACGGCGGACGCTATTACCGCTGTTACGG